TCCCGCAACCGACTGCGTTCTTCACGCAGTTTCTCAATCTCGTCCATTGCATCTTGCAAAACTGCACGGTCTATATCTTGCTTCATTAAATCTCGTAGTTCTTCCAACCGTTCAACAATACTCAAATTTCGTTTATCAATATCCATCACTCATCTCCCTTTAGTGCGGCAATAGCGATCATCCATATCTCTGGCTTGGTGTTCCAAAGTTCCCCGTCCGGCTTTAACTTTGCAATGTCAATCAACGCTTGACGCAACCGCTCAATCTCAGCATCCTTTGCCAAGATAAAATCTAAAAGCTCTCCTGCACCGACACCGTTAATCTCAAACCATAACCCTGAAGTGCGAGAATCTTCTAATTCCATCATCCAATCAGTCGTCATCATCACTCATCTCCCTTTAGTGCGGTACGGGCATCGTAAGCACGTTTGCATCTTGATGGGTAGACCAATAATCGTATGCATTCATCGCCATCGCCAATCTTCTTCAGCGCTTCCCGCAATCTCTCAATCTCATCCATCCATTTCATTCCAAGGTCCCTAGATAAATTAAATTGTTTTCTTAACAACTCAATCTCGTATTTTGCTTCAAGTGCAACAGACTCAAACCGCATATCGTTCTCGGCCCATTGTGCCAAGCGTTGTGTAATATCCATCACTCACCTTAAAAAACGAAATCGCCACGGAACACGGGCCTACCATCAACCATCTCACAGAACTCAGGCGGCATCAGTAACCCCTCACGGAATGTCAAGACCACAAACCCCTCATTGGCCCTTGATGGTGCCCCTTCTGTGTATTGGAATGCCTTGGAATTTTTGTTTGATAGCATCCCGGCCTCAATCCCCCAGTGAGATCCATTACGGTTCCTAACCGCCGTGATTTGAAGCTGATGAGTATGCCCAGTCACCATGCTCACACCACTATGCAACGCATTGTTCCAAGCTGCGTGGATACCCCCACGGAAACGATGCCTCACCTCCACATCGTTCAAATGTACCGCCCAGCAAAACTGCCATTGCGGGAAACGATCAGACAATAACCCGGAATACTCCTCCCCTAATTCAGGGGCGTTATTTGCGAGGTAATTATCCACCCGGATGTCATGGTTCCCCATCGTGTAGAAACGATGAGGGCATTTAGGTAGCATCGCGATATGATCTTGAGCCGCCTCTATCTCCTCAGAAACGGATGGTGGTTTTACCCCAAGGTTCGCCCCATGTCGGGATACCTTTGCTCCGTCAATAATATCACCATTTAAAACGATCACATGAGGTTTTATCTTCTTCCCAACCTTCGCGAACGCTTGCCACATAATAGATGGAGGGCCGGGCCAAATGTGAGCATCACCACCAATTAGCACTGACCCGTCAGTAACAGGAAGGTGAAGATCGGAAGGGTATGTCCAATGCCTAGGGGCTTCACGGTAATATTCACCGCCCTCCGCAAACTTCTCAGGCCACCGCGCTTTAGCGTTAAGCATTCTGTTTTGTATCGTTCCACGCGGCACACCAAACATTTTTGATGCACCCGTTTCACTCCTACCCGCCTTGATCCACATTTCGACGGTATGCTTAAGCAATTCGTCTGAGCTAGGTTGCGTCGCCATTTTAATTCCTCACCATTGGTAATTTCCATCCGCATCACGAACCAATACGCGATGACGTTCTCCGTCTGGGGTTTGAATGACGGCCCACAATGTGCCACCATCATTCTCATACCTAACCACCTCGTAAGTGATTACGTCATCCTCATCGTTTACTTCTTCATCAAGAACACCATACTCTCTCTCAGACAAAATTCTTACTCCCCTTTCTGGACAGCCTTTCGGCCTCAGAAATCATCTCCGCTATCGTCGGGGCGAACTTTGACTTCGTCAGCGGGCCTGTAGAGGGGCTTCCTAACTGGGACAGCACCTCCGGCGAGTAATTCTTTAAGGCTTCCACCGCCATTCTTACGAACAGGGCGGGGTTTCGCATGTGGCTTAAGCTGAACGGTGCCAGCATCCTTTCCACTGCTTCTGTCGGGGTCATTCGCCTTCTCCAATGCCTTCAATTCTTCAAATACATCCGCAACTTCTTTTTCTTTTTGCGAACGTACCGATGTGTTGCGTAGTGCTGCCTCCATCCATGGGACGATTTCTCGTACCGCCTTGTCAAGCGCAGACTGCAGCAACTCTAGCACTTTATCTTCGTTCTTGCCCGCCATTCTTAACCATTTTCCGATTAATGGCTTTGCGGCGTCGTCCGCGATACCCATCACCAACAAGATACCAACCGCCTCATCCCAGAACGATTTCTTGGCATCCGCCAGATACGAAGTATCTGTATGGTTTATTGTTACTGGTTCAAGGGGGGTCTTATTTGTCACCCTCTCCCCCCCCTTATTTGTCACCCTCCCCTCCCCCATGATGAGGGCGTATTGATTGGAGGTTTGGCGGCCATTAAGATCGTAACGCGGCTCAATCGTGATAAGCTTCTCGTCAACAAGTTCCGTTATGGAACGTTGGACGGTGCGCTCTTCCATGCATGACTTCTTCGCCAACGCCGCCTTAGACGGGTAGCACATGTTGTCCGTTTGATTGTGGTAGTCAGCCAGAACAAGCAAAACTAATTTCGCTGACGGTGAAATTCCCGTCTGCTCCATGGCCCAATGTGTGGCAATATGCGACATCTGTTCAAATCCATTTGCATGGCGAACACAGATGGATTATAATTGTGTTAATCCGATATGCATTCGCGTTCCCATATCAGGATAGGCTCTGTAAAGCCGTCTCCCTTTTAACGCCCTCGGCCATCAACCCGGGGGCGTTATTTTTTACCCTTAGTTGACTTTTTCTTACGTGTCAACATCTCGCCGTTCACAATGATCTCAACCGTGATATTGTGATATAATTCAGCGGCTTTGATGCGTAGTCGAGATGCGGCATCTGCGGCGGTGATGAATGATTTCACATCCTCAACCACCCACTGATCGCGAATCGGGTCGAAGTATTTAAAGTCAGCGTGGTAGGTGCAATAATGCTCCCCATTGATCTCAATCTTATATTCAGGTTGAAGCTCAAGGTTGTAGATTAACCCATCACGCTGGCATAGCTTAAGATAATTGTAGCGGGACATCTCCGACTTGCTGTCGAAGACAATCCCGTCAATCGTCCTGTCTTCCCTTTTGGCTACCCTGTACCTTGGTCTTTTTGTCATCCGGCATCCTTGGGAAGAAATCTTCCGCTTCAAGAATGATCCCGCGTTGTTTGGCGGCGACCATCAACTCAAGCTGGCGGCGATGTGGGATCAATCCACCAGTCCCGTTGTATTCCATTGGGTAAGTCCATTTATAGACCGCCTGTCGGCTAAGTCCAAGCATATCCGCGACTTTCCTAGCGCCACCCAGTTTATTGATAACTCGTTCTGCCATAGTGTGCATTTTATTCCTCCTGCATGTTGACAAGATACCAAAAGGACGGGTAATCTGTCAACCTAACTTGCTGGGAGGAAAGCATGTACACACAGTCATGGACTAACGAAGATATTGATAAGGTTCGGTTATTTGTTTCAGAGGGCAAAACCGCCCGTGAGATAGCCCTGATGTTTGTTGGGAAGAGTCGCAACTCCATCATTGGGGTGATGCATCGTAACTCCATCAAATCTATGACGGTTCGCGTAAAGAAGGAAAAGCCGCCAAAGGAACCTCGGAAACCGCGCCGGGAATATTCCCGGCTCAGCCCTTTCGGGAAACGAAACGAGATGTTCGAATTTGATAAGAAGTGGCCCGTTGAACATAAAGCTACCGGGACCAAGAAGATCGACGAGTTGTCGATATTTCATTGCAGGGCGGTAATTGGCGATGTCTGCGGTGTTGAGACCCAATATTGCGGCGAAGTAACGGTCTTTGGCAAGTCTTGGTGCAAAGAGCATTACATGAGGTATTTTAAAATGCCGGAAGATTTAAATGCAAAAGCACATTCGGGAAGCAAATGACCTCCTCACAAGTTTGGGCGTTTCCGTCCATACTATTGAGAGGACTAGTCGGCATGTCAAATTCTGGGTTACATATGATGGGAAGGAGGGGATGTTCGTCCGCTCCTCTACCCCTTCAGACGCTCGCTCTATTTTCAAATTTAAATGCGATATAAAGCGGTGGATCAAATCCTTAAACAATAGCCCAGCGGCTTGATCCGTTAATTGTGACGGTGGCGGCTGAGTTAATTGTGACTGGCCCGGCTGTCATGGCGTTCTGCCCGGTGGGGATCGTATAGTTCGTGGTTACGGTTTGCCCATTCAAATAGAAAATCTGGTCAGTGCTGCCGCCAACTGGAAGTTGCTGCAACCTGCTGTCCGCGAAACTGACGTTAGAACCATCAGAGTAAATGTAGGATGAATAGGATTGCGGGACTACCACGGCGCTCCCAAGGGGAGTGAACGACGATGAGGCGCTGTTTTGGAACGTAACCGTGTAGAGACCAGATGTATTGTTCACCACCACCCAGCTACCAGCGATACCGGATGGGATTGTGATAATGATGTTGCCCGTCAAAGTTCCCGCGAGGGTGATGCGAGCCGCCTGTACGTTAGCTTGTGTGAGGGCTACGTTCGCGTTCGTTAGACCCGTGACCGGATATGAACCAGAGAAAGCGTTATCAATGCTATCCCAGTCCGTATTGACCGGGTTATCCCACGTATTGATGTTTTCGCCGTTGGCGGGCTTAATGAAATTTTTGTTGGTGGTATATGCGACCATGGGACTGCCCTTTATTTTTCAATGGGATAATACAACAAATGTGGGTTTTGGACAAGGTGAAGATTTTTTCGATCAGTAGTTGACAATGTTTCGAACTAGGCATAAATGTGAGTCGTTCAACAGGGAGTTAAACAAATGGCATTCACACCAAAACAACTGAAATTTCGGATGGCGCATATTGGCGGCTCCGATGCGAATACAATCATGTCCGGCAATGCTGAACGCATCCTTCACCTTTGGAAGCTGAAGCGTGGTGAAGCGCAGGAAGAGGATTTGTCTGGCAACCTAGCCGTTCAGATGGGTTCGTTCACGGAACCCCTTAACGTCCAGTGGTTTGAGAAGATGTCCGGGCGGAAAGTCACGAATATGGGTGAACAACATGAACACAAAGCGATTAAGTTCATGGGATGCACTTTGGATGGCATGACGGATGACGGGGAAACCGTTTTTGAGGCTAAGCACGTTGCTTCATATCAAAAGCCAGAAGAAATACAAGAGAAGTATATGCCGCAGCTTTATCACAATATGATGGTGATGGGTGTGGAGAAGGCGGTCCTCTCCGTATTCTACGGCAGCAACAAATGGGAATGCTATGATTTCAAAATGGATCAAATCTACGCCAGCATCGTACAGGATGCGGTGGAGAAGTTTTGGGGTTGTGTGCAATCAGGTGCGCCGCCAGTTTTGATTGAGTCCGCATCCCCGGTAGACGCTGTGCGTCGTGTGGATATGGGAGGCAACAATCAGTGGGGTAGTTTCGCGCAACAAGCGAAAGACAATGCGGCTGCTAAAAAGTTGCATGATGACGCTATTGACGGGATGAGGGCTATGGTCGGGGCTGATGTGAAAGAAGCTTATGGCTATGGATTTACGTTTAAACGAGATGCGCGTGGTGCGCTTCGTATGAGTGGAGGTAAGTGAAATGGAAACGTCATTAACAATCAATGAAATCGGGGCAGCATTCGCTAAAGCCCAATTGGAATTGCAGAACCCGCCTAAGAACAAAGAGAACCCACATTTCAAAAGCAAGTATGTGGATTTATCTGATGGGTTGGAAGTGATCCGCAAGACGTTTGGCAAGCATGGCCTGTCATTTGTTCAGGCCACCAAAGCGCATGAAAATGTGATCATCCTTCATACCCGCATCATTCACTCATCAGGTCAGTGGATTGAGTCCACATACCCGGTCAGTGGATTAGAGAAGCACCAAGCTATGGGTTCCGCGCTTACCTACGCACGACGCTATGCGTTGTTCGCAATGGTAGGTGTGGCTGGTGAAGATGACGATGACGGTAATTCTGCGGCTGAAGCTAAGCCAGTCCTTAAGGCTAAACCTAAAAATGTTGTTTCACCTGAGGACAGTGAGAAGATTTACAACTCAATGATCCAAGTTATCAACATGGCTAAAACGCTTGATGATCTTAAGAATTGGGCGACGGATGAGAAGAATAAATCCGCCAAGTCATTGATGCTGGCTGAACATCAGTCTTCTATTTCTGAAGTATATGCAGTCAAGAAAAAGGAACTGACGGCAAATGCCTGAGGTTATCAACATGCGTCGTGCGGGGGGCAAATTGGTCCCCTGCGCTATGGTGGATGAAGAGGCTCTGTTAAACATGCCGGAAGATAAAGACCTTACGGTTAAGATAACACGCCCCCGCAGCAATAAACACCATAGGTTCTTTTGGGCCTTCCTGAATAAGGTTTGTGAAAACCACGATACATACAGCAAACCGGATCAATTGCTTTTGTGGTTGAAGGTCAGGCTGGGTTATGTGGAGGAGGTTAAGTTCCACAACGAAGAGGTATTCTGGGTCGCAAAGTCCACAAGTTTTGGTTCAATGGACCAGAATGAATTCAAGAAGTTTTTCGACGAGGCGGTAGATCTTGTCGTGAAAGAAGTGTTGCCGGGCGTAACCAAATCCGACTTGGTGCGTGAGGTTGAGGAAATGGTCGGGTTTAAAATCACAGAGATGGAGTGAATAGCATGGCATATGAGAAGAAGCCCGGGGATATGATCCTTTTCATTAAGGATAATCCGCAGAACAAGCGTCCAAACATGACGGGTACAATTTTCATTGACGGGGTGGAAAAAGAGTTTGCGCTATGGGAACGCAAATCTGCGGCTGGGAATAAATTTTACTCGGGTAGTTTGAAGTTGACGAGTGAAGTTAAGCTAGGCTCTGCATCTAGCCCGTTTAATAAACCTGCTCCAGCCCATCCTAGCCTTGATGACGATATCCCGTTTTAATCATGGTTACTCGTAAATCCATAAGCACAAAAGCACGTGTCGCCCTGTTCCAAAAACATGGCGGCGTGTGCCACATATGCGGAGGGAAGATAAATGTTGGTGAAGCTTGGGAAGTTGAACACGTTATACCTTTTGCCATGGGTGGTGAGGACAATGAGAGCAATTGGTCTCCAGCGCATGTCAAATGTCATAGAGGTAAAACAACGGATGATGTGGCGAAAATTGCCAAGGCAAAACGCCGTGAAGCGAACCATCTTGGGGCTAAGAAGTCCAAGTCGCCTATGCCTTTTGGTCGTGGGTCCGGGTTCAAACGCAAAATGGACGGAACAGTCGTTAAAAGGGAGAAAGACTAATGAGCGAGCATAAAACAAAGAAACCAAAACTGAAGTTGATCATGCCTGATGATCCGGTTGAGGTTCTGCCTGAACCAAAGGATGGGTATGACACAGATTGGGTGAATGAATTCGCGGTTCACCGTGCGGACATGTTCCTTGGTATCTTGTTAGAGGCAATGCAAAAGGAATTCGAGTTGCCGGGGAGAACGTCGTCTGAAGTGGTTGTCAGCCAGACAATGACATTCATGCTGATGGCGTGTTTCATCAACCCAAACATGCTGGAAACGGATGCTTTGGATAGGTTATTCCCACTCATGAAAGCGTCTGCGCTCAATTATATCAAAACCAATAAAACAATGTTGGCGAACTGATGGGTATGATCCAGCTTAAACCAGCGATACCTCTGTTAACACCGAGAGGCCCGGCGCTGGCGCATATCCTGATTGATTACGGTGAGGAGAGTGATCTCCTATGGGTATGCTTTCAGAATGAAACAGGTGAATGTTGGGCATGGCCAAATAATAAGGTGAGGGCAACAGCAAACCCGTCTATGGGCCGCCCCCACATAGTTAAGCCGCCATATGAGGGCAATAAAAGTGACAAAGTTACAGAAAGTGTTGTGGACACAGGGAGCAAAACCAAGGGAACAGGTGGTCATCCTCCAATTACTGGACCTGTATGGGGCTGGCAGCTTTGAGTCCACTCTTGAGGAAATAGCGGATACACTAAAGATCAAGAGAAGCCTATTCATCAAGATCGTAAAGGGATTGAAAGAATTGGGCTGGATTGAGAGTGAGAGGAAGTACGACTACACTGAAAAGAACTTGCCTCATGTCAAAGGCAGCCAATACAAAATCACGGTATGATTAAGGGGGCTTGCGCCCCCTTTTTTACACCATTTTAAACGCGGCATTTTCCACTGAAGTGACCCTAGCCTCCCAACCCTTACCAAAGTAATTCCAAGTGGGGAGACCTTGAAGGAAGGTAAGGCGGCGTTCACACAACTCAGATGCCAGATCCCTGATGCTAGGGGCTTCACTGATGGCTTTTAACGTCTGCGGGCCTAGTACCCCATCATGAGGAACCCCAAGGCATTGCTGGAGGATCTTTACCGCGAATACAGGGCCACTGTTTACCCCGAAATCATACAGTGCGTAATCCAACCCCTTAGGTAGCTCGTCACCCTGTATTTTATCCCAATACCAAGCTTTGTAGAGGGGCTGCACATCCTTAGGGGTTAAAGCCCTCATCTCAGCTTCCGTAGGTTGATGGCCCACCCATTTAGCCCAGTCGATATGAGTAACACCCAAATTGGTCATGCCGCCCGGGTCATGGGGGTCATTTGAATACCCGCCTTCACTCTTCAGCATTAGGGCGAACGATGTATCCCAGTTATCTTTCACTTCTTATCTCCACAGAATTTCTTCCATTTCGTGTCATGAGACAGGATTTGACCAGCGGTCCTGTCGGTTAAATTATCCGCCTTAGAAACGTAGATGGGGCGAACCCAATCACACGATGTGTCCACGATCTGAATTTCCGGCTTGGAAGGGGTACAGCCAACCAACGATGCGGATAGGCAAGCCAACAAAATTACCTTTTTCATTGGCCCGTACTCCACTTCTTTGACAGCTCTTTCTTCACGAACCCATCCTTCAGGATTTGCAGGTCTATGGTGGTTGATTGCTGTATTACGGATTGTTCATGTTGCGCCGCCACAGCGTCCGCCTCCGCTTTAGCTTGCTGCGCACCCAAGTTCTTTTCGTGGGCCGCCCATACGGCGTACCCAACAATAACCGCGACCGCGATACCTACACAAATTCCGATTTTGGTTATAATGCTAGGGATTGGTATCAGGTTTAGGATTAGACCCCACATCATTAGGCTCCGTTTTTGATTTCAAGGCGAGGCTACCGCCACCCCCAGCTAAGATAGCTGATGCCCCGATAGCCCAAGATTGTGGGTCAAACGCCCCACTATGATACGCTTGCCACCCGGATATAGCGCAATAAACGAGGCACATCTTGGCCCACAAAATGCGCCCGATATCCCACGTTTCATTGTCTATGCCAGTGAATATATGGCGGAAGAACTTTACCATCAAACTAACCCTTTCGCCACCCTCAATGCTTTCGCGATGTAGTCATCATCCACGTTCAACATTGGCTTGGTGCTATTGTCCACCAGCTTCTTAGCGGCCTTGTAGAGCTTATCCACCTCTGGGATACGACCGCCCGTAGCGCGTTTTACAACACCGCCTGTGGCCCTTGCTTTAACCGCGTATGTGCCCCTCTGGCCCGTCACAGGGTTCGTCCAGTCAAAAGTATGCAACCCAGCCGCAGCAGCATTCGCAAAAGCATTATTGAAGTCGGAACGAACCGTATTCGCTGTGGGGGATGCCTGTCGGTTATAAGCGTCAACAGGAGAGCCAGCCCCAACCCCCTGATACTTAGGGATGCCGGAATACCCACCCATAGGCGCTACTCCACTAGGGGTATAGTTATAGGCGTTATCAGATGATGTGGGTGATGCGGGGTTGACAGAAGAATCTGGCCCATAAGCACTGCCCGGCGTAGGGGTAGACGGGTGCGCGGGCTGCGTTGAACCGTATCGTCCCTCAATACCCGCGAGCGTCCCAAAATCAGATGGGTTGCCAGCATTGATGTTATTAATCATTTGCTGAGATCCCGCCATGGAGATGTCAGAGTATGGGTTGCCCGGCTGCGGGGAGTTTAATCCCGAGAACCACCCACCAAATGTACCAGCATTATCCAATGCCTTCTGCATCAAAGCAGGGCCGGGAGTTTGGGAAAGCAAGTTAGACATTTGGTCGTTCGGACCACCAAATACAGGTCCACCATGCACTGTCATATCCTGAGGGACTGGAGCTTCCCCATACCCACCACCGCCACCATACTGGTTACTTGGCTCTCCAACACCGGGGCCAACGCCCCTTTGCATACCCGTGTTAAAGCCGGGTGTATCCCCAGCGCGAGCAGAGAATCCAGCATCACTGCCGCCAAGGTTGGAATCATTACGGACTGTTTGGGAATATGTGCCGCCAAGATCTCCGGCAGATCCAGCCCCCATACCTTCAGATCCAGACATTGAACCGTCACCGCCCGGTGCTGACCCCGGACCACCACTTGTGTCTGTACCCCCACCATCATCCTTATGGATACGGCCACCTGATTCATAAAATTCTGGCATTTCTTGTTTTTGTAAAGAATGCAATATATCAGGATTTTTGGAAAATGAAGATACAGATGTTTCTGGGGAAACCATACGTGACGGCCCCATAAGATCATTCATTTTTGAAACAAACTCAGGATGTTCTAATCTTTTCCCAATTTTGTTTTTAACCATTGTTTCTTCGTTCGGGAAAATTCTTGCCAAACCCGTCGGAATGCCTTCTCTTAACATCCCAAGGTTTCGGTGCCTTCCTTCATGTTTGTAAATATAAGGAGCGCCAGCAACAATTTTTTTTCCTTTTTCTTCAAGGTTTTTCACGCCCAAATAAGGAACATCATATAACCCGGTTGTTTTAGCTTTTTCTGCTAAAAACCTTACGTATTGCTCTTGGTCAAGTTTATTCCCACGGTCATCTTCGTAATAATAACCATTATTTTCCAATGGCTGCGCAAAAGATAAAAATTTCTTTGTCGGCATTGAAGTGAGAACAGTATTTTTTTCTCCGAAAGCTTTTTTGATTGCTTCAGGAGTATACATTTTTTCTAAACCCGGAATCTCATCAGCAGCACGTTGAACGCGTTTTGCTCCGTAATCCCCCATTAAATCACGCATATATTGTTCTAATTCAGAAAGAGACCCACCTTCTCCTTTCTCGACCCTTCCTCCTTTTTTATAAGCGACACGACCACCAAACGCACGTTTAATCCCCGCCGCTTGAAGCTGCGAGTTCACGTAATCTTCAACTGGGTTTGTCTGTGTCTGTCTGCCCATGGGTTGTATGCCTGCTTGCCCCCCTGCGACCGGGACAAATCGGCTCAACATATTGGTGAATGCACCGCGAACTGGCTTGTTGTTGATGATGTCATCATATGCGGATCGAATCGACTGAGGGTCATCAGACATAAGACGCTGCACCATATTTTTGGCGTAACGATCACTCATAAATTTATTGCCGTAATCAGCCACAACCTTCGCGAGAGCATATTTGTCAAAAAACAAATAACTCAACAACGTGGACATATCCCTTGGAACTGTAGATGTTACTTTCCCAAGCTGTCTGGATTTTGCGTATGCTTCCGCCATAACGGATTCAGCATCCACGAAACGCTTCAAATCTGCATATTTTTGCCCACCAAAAGCATTCATCATCGCTTGGCGTGGGTTGCCTTGCATGAAGTATTGTTGCAATTTTCTTGTGTCCAAACTACCGTCAGGTTTCGTCGCCTTCGCAAGCATATCGGACATAACACCCTTCATCGCGAAATCTTTTTCCGCGTCGGTCATCATGCCAGTTTCATTCGCGATACGGCTAGCCTTTACAGGATCTCGGATACTTGAAAGAAGGTTTTTCCCATATGAGAAAGCGTCAGTCTGCCCACGGAATAGCGGCGTAGAATTGTATGCATTAGCATATGCGGCATTATAGTAATCGCTATCAGGATTAGTGACATCTGATATAATCTTTTTACGAATATTGATAAGGCTATCTTTAACGCCGCCTTGCGCACTGGATGGAACCGCATCAATCGCGTCATTCAAGTTGCGTTGCAGAAAATCAATGTACTTCATGTTCACAGCCTGTGGGCTGCTCATGACAAGTTTAAATCCACCATTAGGCGTATCAACGCTAGTAAATGGACTTCTTACTTGATTTATTTCAGGGAATCGCCCGTTGGGGTCCAAATTCCTGTGTTGCGCGTCATTAACCAGATCATCTTCTGTTTTAATAATAGCGTTTTTCACTTCAGGAAGATTGATCCACCTACTCCATTGAGGATTCCATGTCCCGGAACCATTTTCAGGCTCGTAGGCGGCTGCATAAGCTTGTCTTTGCGCCCTAACAGCTTCCTGCTTTGCTTCATCAATTATTTGTGACGCATTAAGGTCGCTATCAGTCAAACTTTGAGCAAAATCCGAAAATCGAGAAGAAGCGTCTTGTGAGCGACCCAAAAGGGTATCGCGGAATTGATCCGCAAGATCAGGCTGGTTCTTAAATGTTTTTGTTACGAATTTCTGAACGTTTGGACCGCCAAGGTCAGCCAAATTGACTGGTTGGCCATTACTATGCGCCGCCATCCAGTCATCAAAAGACATACTGACGTTGCCAGCTTTAACGTCCTTGTCATAAGCTTTCGCAAGCTGACTGACTTGGTAATCATCTTTATTGCCAACAGCCGACATCCATTCAGGGGCAAACTTCTCAATAGCCTTACCCACTGTTGCACCAGCAGCGCCAAGCCCAAGGCCAAGTTCGCCGCCAAGGAGGGCGGATGACCCTACCCCTTGTTGCTCCGACTCTGGCTTTGACCCAGCTTTTTCAGCGAGGGCGGAAGCGCCGCCATACGTAGCGCCTTCTAGCCCAAGACCAAGAAGTTTAGAACCTGTAGCAGCTTCACCAACAGCAGAAATCCCACCCGCTGGTAAAACAAGGGATGACGCAACTTCCGTTCCCGCCTTAACGTATGGGTGTTGTTTTTCCGCAGCTCGTTGCATTGCTTCAAACTGAGCGTAGAGGTCTTCTTTTCTTTTGCTGTAAGTGTCACCAGTCGCGAACCCAAGGCTTTCAGGCAGGGCAGCGCCTACCGTTGCGCCAATACCCTGAACAATAGGCCCGACGATTGGTGTGCTTTGTATACCCGCCTCAATAGCACCTTGAACGCCAAGACTCTTCATGATCTTGTTAGCTTCCGCTTCCTTTGACTGGACAAGCTTTTCATACTCGTCCTTCGCAGTAGCTGTTTCAGACGTATCTGTGGGGCCGGGCTTGTCACCAAATACTTGGCCCCAATCCGTTGTTTTTTGTTGCGGTTTCTCATCCCCAAAATCTGGGCCGGGGGTATCACCAAAAACTTCAGACCAATTTGCTTCAGCCATGTCGCCCTCTATTAACGGAGGTAGTCACTAAGGTGCAGATTCTTAATTCCGTAACGTGATCCGTATGTCTTATCGGCCCACGCATCAAATTCTGCTGGCGTCATTCTTCCGTTCAATACCGCCGTCACAGGGTTTTCAAGAACCTGCTTCGACGGATTATTAACGTCAGGCAACGTCTTCGACTTATTGTTCATCATGTCTTGGAATATTAACTGGTCGCGCTGATACAAAGCGGGTGGATTAATCTTATCAAACACGGAGTTTCCAGATCCACCATGTTGATAGGTCTGACCGCCATACCAGTTGGAGAATGTCCCGCGATCCACTTCTCGCTTTTGATTTACAAGGGCAGAAGCAAGCAATTCATTTGATGTGGATTTCTGCAACTCAATACCCGGCTGTGACTTAGCGAGCGCATTTTTCCATACCGCCGCCGCATCATTACCTGTGCTTTGCGCAGTATAGTTTGCGATTTTATTCGCAACTTCAGCATTTGCGATATTATCAGGCGTAGCCCCAAGTCCGGGGATAACTTGATTGAAATAATTCGCCGCCAAATAACGAACGTTAGCGCCAGCTCCAGCTTTCATAAATCCATCATCAGGGATCGCAGACAAAGCCTTGATTTGATTATACAGTGTGTTCTGGTTTTGCCTTGAAGCGTTCGCAAGTTTTTGCGCTTCAGAGTCAAAGTCAGTGTATTTTTTCGCTTGAATTTCAGGACTGATAGCAGCCTGATTAATATCTTGAGCGATATATGGGGTAAGGGCGGCTTGCTTGTATAGAGCTTCCTGAGGATCAGCAGCACCAGCAGCCGGGCCTTGAGAAAACGCCTGAGGAGGTGTTGCAGATGGAGTGCCAGCACCACCAAGTGACGTTGATACTTCACCCTGACCGCCAGCCGTAACTGCTTGACCCGGGGGAACAATAACACGTTCTTGTTTGATGCTTCCATCTGGCATTTGAGTAGAGATGACGCTACCAAATCCCTTATCAGAGATACGGCCCATCATAGCCTGAGTACGGAGATAATCCGCTTGAGCGCCCTTTTCACCAGCCGTAGCGAGCGTTTCAAACTGCTTACGTTGTGCTTCCTGACCAGCCATAAGTGTCTTCGCATACTGGTCCGCAGCCGCAGCCATGCCGACACCGAATGAACCCGGTGTGCCAGCAAGACGGGCAAACGCTTGGAACGCAGCAAGACGATATGGATCTTCAGCCCTCATAACGCCAAGCTGGCCTTGAGGTTCAGCATCAGACATCACCTTAGGGTTCACGTTCTGAGCAACTTGAACGCCTTTTTTCTTTGGCTCTTCTTCAATAGGTGCAACAGACCAATCCTCTTCCGGACCCTTTGCTGGAGCAAGGTCAATCTTAGGCATGACTGGTTCAGTTCTCGAAGACGCTGGATGCTCCAAGAGGTCTTGTTTTTGAGGAGGAGCGCCGCCCATAGTAGGGTCATACGCACCACTGGTACGGTTAATCAAACCAGATGGTTTAACCTCTACGGATGGCTGATATTTTGGCTCTTCCAAAACTGCGTCAGGTCCAGTTGGGATAAAAGACTGATCCGGCATCATGTCTCCGCCAGACCACACGACTGGCCCCGCGACCTGCTTGTGAATGCGGCCACCAGACGCTTGTTGTTGAGGCACAACACCGCTTGCCGCCAAAGCTTCCGCCTGTGCGTTGTTCTGACCTGCCCCGCTGCCCATAATGGATTGAGCAAAACGTTTCAGGTCTGCCTGTGTTGGCATACCATACTGTAATGAGATTTGCTGTGGCATAGCTGAAGGAGCGACAACACCACCGCTGTCGTAGTGGTGATGACGCGTGACAAGACCGCCGCGCTTTTCACCGCCGCTACCGCTGCTATCACTTCCGCTGCTATCATTACCATAGCTACCAACGCTAGCACCGCCATCGTTTGTACTCATGCCGTAGCTGCCCCATCCGCCACTGCTTCCGCCGCCCGGTCCACCACTGCTTTCCGATGGAGAATTTTGGCCTCCAGCAGCAGAATAATTGCTATTACCACCTAAATCATTTCCACCGTTGGGTTGAGGTCCATTAAATCCAAATGATCCAAATCCATAATTCCCAGCTTCTGCCGGAGCCGTCATGGTTCGATCCGTGACTAATCCACTACCTGAAGGGTTGCTATCCGCCATAGTAACCCCTCCTAAACCATTAACGTTTAGGTTGCTCGCAAACCCGTATGGGTTAGAAACATCTGAGGATGCGTTTTGTTGTGCCCCAGTACTTTCTGGCGCAGTCATAATCGGTTGATTTGATAACCCTGTATCACCCAATTGCGTGATAATATTACCTTGCTGAAGTCCAGACAGCGCCGGAGAGATTTGAGAGAAATCTTGAATTGTAGGTTGGCTAATAGGCTGACCAGCAACTTCCTTAACGTAACCTCTTTCAGACACATATTTTGCGGCGGCATTCAAATCGCCGTTAAACATTTTAATCACATTTGCAACATTTCCTTCGCCAGCGTTATACGCTGCCGCTGCAAGAGTTGTATTCCCGTTATACTTATCTACCAATTGTGACGTATAAGCCTGACCAATAGCGGCATTGTAATTAGGGTCTGTGGCAAGGCGCGTAGCGTCAAATGGAAGCCCAGCCGCAGCCGCAGCAGCAGCCGCAGTTGATGGCTGTATTTGAGAGAACCCAATTGCATATTCACCGTTTGCACCCGGTACAGTATCAATTATTGGGTTGCCTTTTTTATCAAATTGTTGCGCTCCCGATTCCTGCTGGGCAATTTGGCTGAAAAGCTTTAATGAATCCGAAGTTGGAACTCCCGCTGTAGGCGCATTTGGTTGAACGCCAACATCAGGTGAGAGGGAATTATATTTTGCTTGAACGGTGCCATTAAACGGGTTTTCAGTACCCGTTATGACTCCATTTCCGGTATTGTTAATTTGAGTTTCAGGCTGGCCAGCACCGGGGTAAGAGTATGTGGAGCTTGGGGTCGGGAGGGTCTCAGGACCAGTGATAAATCCAGCAGCCTCTGTTCCCAACCTATAGCCATTGATAGCACCCGGAATCCCGCCGCCAATCAACCCAGCAGTTCCGCCGACAAGTCCGCCAATTGTCTGCCCTGTGCCATAGCTTGGGTTGGATGCGTTGCCGGACCCAACATCGCCAGTTCCCGGGAGGCCAATAGCGGCATCAGCTGGGTTTTTAACGGTGTTAGAATTTACGCTTCCAGAACTTGGGTCAGCATTACCATTATCAATGGAAGTATTACCGCGACCGCCATTCCCGCCATTATAATTATTGCCGCTAGACAAAGAGGAAATTCCAGCGCCAAATTTATTGACTTGATCCGCAATATTTTGCTGATTCTTTGTCATTGGTGGAGTTGTAGGGGTAGCCGCAGGTGTAGCTGTTGGTGGTGCTACATAATTCTGCTCAACAGACAAATACTGTTGATAAGCGGCATCAAGTTCAGATGGGGTTGCTGTTCCAGACTGAGCCAAAGCCACATAATTTTTATAAGCTTGATCAGGAGTAATCGTAGGCGATCCTCCGTCAGCATAGCCGACGCGACCACCTTCAGCAAATCCAAGACCGCTCAACCAATTACCCACACCGCTGGCGGCGCTACTAATCCCGCTGCCAATTGAACTTGCGACATTTCCAAGGGAGCTAAGCCCACTATTGAAATAATTGTTGCCACTACCGTTCATCGCGCCAATCATGCCGATACCGCCAATGAGCTGGTTGGCGAGGCTAGGCTGTGGAATTTGAGCGGTTGTTGTGCCGCCCATGCCACTTGCTGCTCCGTTCAGCAATCCACTATACCAGTTAAGCTGCTGGTATGGGTATTGCTGTTGATTCAAATACTGCTGGTAGGCGGTGCTTAATCTTGCCTGTTCTTGCTGTTGCTGAGCCGTTCCCGCGCCATACTGCGCTTGCAATCCCTGCAAATAGGCGTTCTGACCCTGCGTACCAATGTTCGCAAATTGGCCAGCCGCATTGCCCGCAAGTTCACGAGACTGCAATTGAGCCAGCATATTTTGTTGCTGCTGGTTATTAAATTCACCAAGCGCCTGACCATATCCCGTATTCGCGATATTCGCCAATGTCGCGTTATTCGCGAGGTTTTGCTGACGGGCAAGTTCCGATTGGGCGATAGATCCACGATCTCCGCCGAAAGCGCCGCGAGCGATTGTATTGCCCAACACTTGTTGTTGCTGTTGGGCATTCGTCTCATTAATGTTCGCGACAGCAGAACCCATAACGTCCTGCATGTATGGGGATAGGTATTGATTTACTGCCCCGGGGGAAAATTGTTGCATCTCAATTGGGGATGCTGCCAACCCCGCCAACCCGGCTGCCGCTTGCATGTATGGTTGTGAATAACCGGGCAGGTTATTCATCCCGGACATAGCTTGATATTGTTGCGGTGTCATAGCCGCGACAAGGCTAGGGTCGTATTTGGACTGAGCTGCCGCTGCAGCGGATGGAGTATAGTCTGGATAAGGTTGCGAAGATAACGTTTGACCCTGCTTAAGCATAGCAAGGTAATCAGCGAGAACCGCCGAATTTGGCGTTTTCGTTGTGGTTTGGGATGTGCTGTTGCTGCCGCCAAAAAGGCCACTTAAAAAACTACCCATATTAGCTCATCCTTGCGTAGTCGCCATTATACATGAAGAAAGCACCCGCTTTTGGGAACTGTCTTTCATAAAGTTTCACTTTTGCCTCTGTGCGCTCATTGCTGACGACACCAATTAAGAGGGGGAGGTGAACCTCAGTCGAACATTTTTTGGCAAACGCCAAAAGAGATTTTACCCTTGAAGAACGGCGGAAATTAGGGTGAACAAAATTAAAAAGCTCACTCAAAAACCATTCTTCAGAATACCAAAGCTGGTCGATAATAAGGCAAATCATTCCTTCCAAAAAATCATCGCCTTTAATAATCCCAATAATGCCACCTTTGTTTGAGGTCGCCATTCTCACCATTTGGCGAACCTTATCTTCTGAAATGTCAAAGATGCCGTTTTCTTCGTGCATCAATTTAAACATATCGACGATCAGGTCTTCATCATCAGGGGTAGCAATTTCGACATTATAATCGGTCAACACACTGCTCCAGTTATTTTTTCACTTGTGTACGGGATAAAATCCTGTATGTTATTTATTGTGCGGCGGCAATTAAATTGCATGGTGATTTTGCTCAACTTTAATTTTTCTTGGGCGGCGGTAATTTGTTAAGCGTTTTCACAGTGTGTTTGCGCACATATTTAACGAAATTGTCCAAATACTCATGACCTTTATTCATGTCTCCATTACCAAGCCTTTCAACGACTTCCGGGTGAACAACGTATTCCCCGCCAGCCGCAATAATCGGAATTTTACCGCGTTGGGAAAGCCCCCCACCTACGGCTTTGTAAATCGCCCCACCATTCTTTGCTGCGGGAGATTCAATTTTCTTAAACACTCCATACGGGTCAGTTTGATCCTGCCCCATCGACCATTGATAACGCGGTGCTGGGAAATCAACACTTGCCTTTGACGCTGGGGGAGTTGACCCAAATGGACCGCCCTTAAACATATTGTCCACGATTTTGGCACCAGCGAGGGTATTCCCCTCACCCAACCCAGACACGATATCCGCTGGGAGGACATAAGAACCCTCTAGGACGTTCATTGGGATATGATCGGTACGTCCCCCAACAGCCATGTTGATAATGCCGCTATGGGCCTCTGGAGAGCCTCCAGAAGCATACTTCTGAGCCATCTCAATAGGACCGCCGCCAGCCTTCTGAGGGGTATCAAACGCACCTCTCACAAGCCTCTGCATAAAGGTCATGTTGTTGGGTTCGTAATCAAACGAATCTGGAGCAACACCAGATGGGGCGCTATCACCCACACCAACGCGATGCATATTCTTGTCGTACCAAACCTTATGCATTCCTGCATTTGGGTCCACGGGCTGCGTTCTTGTGACAGGGCGAGCCGTTTTAGGGGTAGCCGTCATAGGGTGGCGTGGCTGAACCTGTGCGGGTTCATACGGCGCTGTGTATGTGCCGGAAGCAGACCTTAAATCCTGCTGCGCCTCTTGTGCCGCCTGTGTTGGGCTAGGAGGCATGATCCTGTCATGCATAGGTTCGTAAACCGCATCCTGACTACCGGAACGAAATTCGGGAGGGGCCGAATAAGTCGGTTCTGAATATGTGTCTTGCCCACCCGGGCGGAAGCCGGGGTGTACAGGAGGTAGGGGCTGCGGCCTTGATGGGAGCTGTTGACCAGCACCAAGGTTAACGGCACCGGGCGATTGTTCACCGAACGCATTTTTCAATACATTTTGAAAATCTATTGCCTTCGGCCCGGTTGAATCATCGCGGATAACCGCAGAATTGTTGTCAATATAGGATGGGGGGAACTGATTTAAGCGTGGGAGGACGGGGGCTGTGCGCTGTGGCTGGCCCTGAATGCCAAGTTGACTAAGCATTTGCTGTTGCGAACGCGAACGGATGCCCATTGGGGTTCCATTTAACGGCGACCTAACCTCTGCACCATCAAACCCTAAACCCGGGTCATTCTGGTCATTCATGTAATCGTCTAGTGTAGGCATATTTGTTCCCCTTTTGTTCTTTCTTATACTATTTTTTGCTTGAAGGCCAACCAAATAACTTTACGTTATGCAGCAGTGTTGGCGATCAAAACGCCTTCCACGCCGATCCCTACAGAGGAGGTGCCTGAAGCGGGGTTCCCAGCGATTTGCCACTGAATGTCGGTTTTTTGAGTATATCCTCGCGGGGAAACGCGTAATGTTTGATAAGAACTCACAAATGGAGCCTGAAGCAAAACTTGAATTAATCCAGACGAATTTTGCGTAAAAACACGATAATTGACGTAGTTTCCTGCGGTATTCCCATTCAAACTTGAATATGCGTTAGATCGCGTCAAATAAAATGTGTATCCATTTGGGACGGTGTAAATAGTTGATTGGCTTTTCCCATTACCCGCCACAATCACAGCATAGTAAATTGTTTTACCCGCGTTCCCAAGATTGATTGTACCAACCGCATTATTTGATCCCGCAATTTGTATTCCGTTGATCCTCAAATAACTGTTTACGGTCGTTACGCCAGTTGTTCCGTTGGTCAAAACAAGGGTTTCAGATAATGGATTATAACTTGAATCCAAACCGTTTATTAAAACTGAGACGTTCGTGTCTGAAGCGGAACTGCTCCACAACAACATGGTCGTCGCTGAAACAGGATATGTGTAAACCGTTGTATTGTCCCATACTGGATAATATGTAGCGCCGCTGGAGTTAGGGAGCGCACTTTGATATCCGTAAATATTAACGACTGACGCGCCCGGCACAAGGTTGCGCGATACTTGCATATACCACGGAGCGGAGTATGTGTTTTCAGTGTTTGATATCGTATAGTTAGGGTAAGTCGTGATCGTCATACCGCAGCTCCCGCCAGCTTAATGGTGATTGTGGTAGCGGACGTAGCCGCTTGGATTGTTGACCCGGCTGGCAAAGCAAGCTCTCCCTTCCATTGGACAGTTGTAAATCCCGGAATAGGAGCGGTGTAAAATAGCGCGTTCGCTTGTGAGGGCGTAGATCCAGATGGTACGAGGTAAACGGTAAATGTACCTGCCGTTGCAACAGTGTTAACAATATCCAACTCTTGCAATTGAAACTGTACACCTGTTGGTACGGTGTAGAGTACGGATGTAGATACAGTTCCGGCTGTAGGAGGTACTACAGTACCGCGATTAAGGTTATAGTAATTCGCAGCGTAGGTCGCGAGGTTGTTGATCGCGACAACGCCGTTTTTCTGGGTAGTGAGGATGTCATCTAAACTAGCCATTACCTTCTCCCATCTTGCGCGTAACGGTAACGAACATTACCAATCCTCCACCAAGCTCCCGTTTGGTTCGCTGGGGAACTGATGGTAAATTGGATCATCCTGCCCCTGAAACGTATGTTGGGGAGAGCATCTTGAGATGCCGTCATGGTGTAGGGTCCGTAAGAATTGTAGGATAGCGTCGTAGTTCCAATGTCGCCCGGGTAATCCGTCACATTAATGGTAATGTTCACCTGTGCGCTGTTTGAAGCGTTCCCGTAAAACTGCCATTTCATGTCGGGGATCATGTAATCCACAAACGCAAATTCCTCACCGTTAGATATGGCGGCATAACCACTTGTGAAGAATGAGTTCATGGGTGACCCGTCCGCGTCATACAGGGGGCCGTTCGCGTTCGACTCATGCTGGTAAATGTAATAGTTGCCAGAGGCGTCAATGCCAGCGCCAATAGGAGATCCAAGGACAGACTGGTCAATCCAAGCTGTGCGCGTTAATGTCCCGTAATCCCATACGTTAGCAACCGTATTGAATTTGACATATGAGTCTACTTCACCGCCGCCATTAGCTGATGGGTAATACCATGTCACTTCATTGAATTGGCTATTCGTGGCAGCGAAAATACGGTTTGTGTATGGCTGACCATAGTCCGCAGCGGTTTGATCCGTAACCGTGCCAGTAGCCAAGTTTTGAAAAACAGCATCCCAAACAGGGCATGGCATTGGGGAAATACCGCCGCCAGTCATCATGAAGAATTGTTTTTGAGACATCCAATATACGTTGGGGCCAAAAGCAACCGCCGCCTTTTGAGCGAGTAACCCGCAACTGGATGAGATTTTTGTGAACCCATACACAAGTGGCGGCTGGATATATTGCATCGCCCAAGCGTCAACGTCCGTCCACAAGATCGCCTGTTGCGCAGCTTGCAACCCACCCACGATTTTACTGCCGGAACCAATTCTGAAAGATCCGGCTTGGTTTTGAGATGTGGCGTTCCATACGGTGTAATCCGCTACATCGCACCAACGCACAAGGAGTGGATCTTGTACCCCGTCAAACGTAGACCCATACGTCACAAGCTGACGTTGTGGCATAGCCATAAACCCGCCAGTATTAACGGGAGGAGCTTGCGGGATAACAGTGGCTGTTTGATACCCTGTAGATGGGTCCCAAAAGAATACCGGGCCATTTTTGGGGATAGCCACAAGTGCTTGCCCCCAGTTATCCAAACTCCAAGTTTCCTGCACGGTATTTGCACCCGCGTGAACCGTGGTTCCCGACACCGTTTCTGAAGCGATATATTGAGATGGGGCAGGGCTGACTGTGTACGTACCAGTACCGCCTGATCCGCTACCAAACGCCGTCACAACAGTCGTGCCAGTTGTAGCTACACCGCCAATAGTAACAGGGTATGTGATGACTGTCCCAATCGCTATGTTACCCGTTGATACGGCTGTGACGTTAAGGGTATTCCCAGCCCCACCTGACCCGTTTGAAATAGATGCTGTGCCCACAAAGTTCGCGCCAGATGCACCAATACCATACGCTCCAACGCCGTAAGGTCCAGCACCATACCCACCACCAGCGGTTGCTGGGCCTAATCCTATGTAATAGTAAAAGTGGGCGTTACCACCATTCATAAATGATGGGGTTGTCGTGGAGTTGGCCGCGACGGATGTATTAAACGTAAACGTATTCGCATCAACGACGGTTTGTACTGGGTAATCCCCAAGTATCTTCACGCCGCCGATTGTGGTGGCGGTAAGGAAGGTGGCAGTGCTGCCTACAATAAACCCATGGTTAGGGAATACGCATGTACAAACTGATGATCCGGAGGGGAGAGAGAAATATGGGACAACACCCGCTGATGCGGATGAGATTGTGGTAGATGATGTGTTTTGCGAATTGTTCACCAAATATGTGCCAACACCGCCTGAACCCGTGAGGATAGCCTCAACGTATGTGTTGGAAGATACGCCAGTACCTGTGATGAAACTCCCAATCCCAATAGTACCGGATGACACTGCGGTAATGTTAAGGATCGTTCCCGCCCCACCAGAACCATTTGATATTGTCCCGGTTCCAGAAAATGTAGAACTGATTGTTTGAGACGCGTATGAACTTGCGTTAAACGTGTAAGTGTTTGAATCAACAAAAGTTATGTCATACAGACCAGACAGGATTAACCCACCAACAGATATGGGTGTTTTAAGCCACAAAGTATCATACGAAGTGGCGTTGCGGTTTGTGTCTTTTACGGTAACGACATATGACCCAGCGGTCGTTGTGAATTTTGGTACGACGTTTTGGTCGTCGTATTTTGGGCTAATGTTTGTGTAATACGTAGATGCTGGATTGCTGGGTGTAAGGTTAGAGATATACCCAAGCGAGTTTGTCCCACCTACCCCAAGGTAGGTTTGCGTGTTCAGATCTTGCCACGCGTTCAAAGCGCGGACCTTTGATGGCATCGCAGTGTTAATATATTTCGCCCATCCGCCCAATTTTTCAACTAACCCATCACGAAAACGTATGAGATTGCTGGCGGAAATCCCCGCCTCATTGAGGGTTGGGGTATATTCCGCATTAATGCCGGGGGTAAACTTAATCGAACCAAATGGCATGGCTTACCTCGTAGGAGAAGCCACTGCTGGCGGTGACATGGATGACCACGCGGACGCTTGGAATTTCTTGCGGAATTCTTCCACGGTAGCGGATTTAAGGAGGTTACCGTATTGCCCTTCCCACGATACGGACATTTGCGGGTTATCAGACTGCGACCCAAAATTACGCATCCAACCGGATGTGAAGATCATAGCAGCCGCCAAATATAGGTCAGGCAAATATGTGGAAAGGAAATTGGTACTATTTGTGGCGGAAAGAGGCGTAACACGCTGCGTCCCCACAACCTCAAGGGTATAGGTATCATTTGGGTATGGCCCTAGGATCACGTTAAATTGGCTAAGCATAGCGAACGTCACGGGTATGCCCGTAACGGATGGGGTGTTGTACACGGCATCCATATATTCTTTGGCAACGGGTGTTAAGGCTATGCGGGTTCCAGAAGTGGCTGTTGCCCCTGCTGGGGTAAGCGCGTTGATCTGTTGAACCGTCACAAATGTATTAGGGATCGTGACATTCCTGCTACCAGCCGTCGTAACCGTAGAAGTGTCCGCCGTAACAGTGCTTAGCAGGTCAAGATCGCGCTGAATGCGCAATTCCGCGTAATCAATGATTTCCGGCAGGATGCTTTGAAAATTTGAATCGGAAGACTGGATGGCGATAAGGTTCGCCAATGAAGTGGTTAACGTCGCATAGGTAAGAGACATGATCGGCTCCAAAAGCTACCATTATATCTTACCCTAAAGTAAAGGGCGGCGGTAGGTTAGTATTTGATGTTGTTTTTTGTTTGTTTATGTTTTTTTCTAGGTTGGACTGCATTTGCTGGACTGTAGTGTCCCCAAGTGCGCCCGCCACCCAACTTGCGGCAATGTCCGGGGTAACCTGATCAAATGGTATGAAGTCTGGACCTTCAGGTTCACTTAATTCCGTAACCCCGGATATGGTTGAGAAGTATTGCCCGTCCCTAGCTGAATACTGCCAGTTAACGGTCATGATCACGTAACTATTGTACAAATTTGGGGATGGGATAGAACTCATCCCATTTATTTGCCAAGAGTACGTGATAGCCATTTTAAGCCGCCGGGGTTTCTACAGCAGGTGTTTCTGGAGTAGCCGCAGGAGCAGCCGCAATCGCCGGGTTAGCTTCGATCTGCTTTGTCCCCTCCCCACGGATAAGCGTAATCAGCTCATGCACCGCTTCGTAAGGGAGTTTCGCGAGGCCTGTGAGGATTGCGTTTACTTCGTGGATAGCCAATTCAAGCGTAATTTTTGACATTTTTACCTCCGTTAAGGGACTTCACTTATCGACTTTATTGTCCAATTTGTCAAAGATTTTCCCAAGCAAGTCTTTGATTTCCTTTATACCTTCAGAGAATTCCTCCCTCCTGACGTATTTTGACGGTAGGGTTACCTCTAGGTCATGAACATCTTGACGAAGTTCTTTCATCGCGGTCCACATTTCATTTGCGAACCAACCAAGCGCAGCAAGGACGGCACCAGCGATAATATCAATTATGGTTTGTGGTTCCATGATGCACCTTAGAAGAATAAGAAAAATTGACCGGGGGTAAAAGGAACGTAGCTGATGACAATGATGCCTTGAGCGCCAGCTCCGGAAGCGGCATTAGTTCCTGTCCCTCCGCCTCCTCCATAAAGGCCACCATTTCCGCCAGTAGATGTAGTTACAGCACTTCCGCCACCGCCTCCACCAGCTCCATGAGTGCTATCCCATTCTATGCCATTACCGCCAGCGCTACCTGCATTCCCGCCGCCATTAGTGCCGCCTCCACCGCCTCCTCCATTGGTTCCTGCATTCCCCGCGCTGCCCCCGCCTGATCCTGAAAAATTATTGCCACCAGCTCCGCCAGTAACTCCTGAATAAATTGAACCCGCAGAACCGCCGCCGCTGCCGCCCCCGCCGCCACCACCTTGACCTGTATTATTCCAACCAGATCCTCCGTTCGCACCCGCACCATTTGGACCTGCTGCACCGCCACCGCCGCCTGTATTGCTGGATGACGTTACTGGTGCGCCATTGCCACCGGAATATTTTGTCGTTCCAATACCTGATGCGGACGCTCCACCCGCTCCCCCTGTTGCTGGTATTCCGTATGTTCCCCCCCCGCCGCCTTTAGCGCCAACAGATGACGCAGCAAGAGATGCGCCATTAAACCAAGTATCGCCGCCAGATTTTCCCGCAGCCGAAGATGAAGATGTTCCTCCAGATCCTACTGCATAAGTAATATTTGCGCCCGCACTTAACGATAAATTGGATATTTTTGAGTAAGCGCCTCCGCCGCCGCCTCCTCCATAAGCTGTGCCGACAAGCGCACCTGCTCCAGAACCACCCCCACCAATTGTTTCAATCGTATTCGCATTTGAATTAAAATCAGATGGAACAGTCCATGTTCCTGCGCCTGTCGTCGTCAAAAACACCTGTTTAAGCGTGCCCGCAGGCGTGTAGGTGATGACGATGAGACCTTGAGCGCCATTACCGCCGGGGGTCGATGTTGAGCCAGCATGATCTATGCCACCGCCTGCACCGCCATATGTTCCGCCAGATCCACCACTGCTTACGCCGCTTGCGCCGCCAGAGCCGCAACCGTGCGTCGAGTCAAATTCTGTTCCGCTGCCACCACTTGCCCCATCAGTGCCTCCGCCAGCCGTTGTATTATTGTTAGCAGAACCACCTATTTTTCCAGAAGCGTTGCCACCTGTCCCAGATGGGCCAGCCGCACCTCCGCCACCGCCCGGTTGAGAACCACCAGTGACTCCGTTCCCTCCTGAATATTTTATTAAACCTGTACCTAAGGCTAAACCCCCGCCTGTACCTGCTGCAGCCGTACTTGCACCACCTCCGCCGCCACCTTTCGCGCCGACTGAGCATGATGTTATAACCGTCCCATTAAACCAAGTGTCTCCGCCTGCTGTTCCTGAGGCATTTGCCCCGCCGACACCAGCTGCGCCAACAGAATAAGAAATTGATGCGCCGACTGTTAAAGATAGACTTGTAATTTTTGAATAAGCGCCACCGCCTCCGCCCGAGCCAGAACTAGCAGATGCGCCATTAGTCCCGCCACCACCTCCACCACCACCAATGGTCTCAACACTGATCAACGAGCCAAAGTCACTTGGAACTGTCCAAGTTCCAGAGCCAACAGTAGTGAGGAATACTTGCTTAGTAAAAGCCATTACGATTGCGTCCCCACAGCAACGACATCCCAAGTTGATGAAGAGGCATTATAAATGCACCCAACATAAGTAGCTTTATTGGCGGTTGTTGTGGTCGGGAGAGATACTCCAACAGCCCTAAATGCCCCTGAACCAGACGTTACCCATGTTAATGCGCGGGCAGTGCCGTTATCATTAATACGGAAAATCATGCGCTGACCGTCTAATGGTGATCCAGAATCCGCGTTAATCGTAAGGGCATTCGCAAGGGCGGTAAGGGAATATTGTTGGTAGCTTCCACTGTTCCACGCGAGTGGGGAAGATACAGTCGTAGTTGTGGATGTGACTGCGATTAATGGGACGCCAAACGTGACACTGCCGTTCGCGTTCATCGTCATGGAGACAGCACCCGTCGTGCCGTTAATCGTGGTGGATGATACGGTCTGAGATTGATTCACCACATATGTGTATGGGAGCGTCGTAGCTTGCGTAATACTCTGGATTGTTGTTGCGGGTGAGGATGTTACACCCGTACCCGTGATTGTAGCGCCTACCGCCAACACGCCAGATGTAACGGCGGTGATTGTGAGGGTAGTGCCGGAAATTGAACCAGTCCCCACAAAGTAGGTTGATGGGTTTGTAATTTGGGATACGGCAAGTGTTGACATGTCTTATTCCCACACAATGTTGATTGAACCAGCGTCGAATGTGTCTGTGCCATTGACTGTGGTGATTCGGACGCGGTCAAGCGTGGTTGAGAGTGTTTTTGCACCAGTACCTAATGCCACGCTAACCGTTGGAGTGCTTCCTAACCCGCTAAATTGAATCCAAGTATTAGATCCAAATAAAGCAAGCACACATTGTCCATAGTAAGAATTGGAGGCAATGGTAGAAGTATGATATTGAATAAATCCAGCAGTACTTGTTGCTGTAGTGTTAGTCGCTTGTGCTTGACTTACATATCCAGTTGTTTCAACGCCACCAGAATTACCAATTTGCACTAAATAATTTGAAGTTCCGGTTATACTTACAGCATTAAACATTACCGTAATGCGCTTTGCCCATGATGGAATACCCGTGAAGTCGATTGAAGTACCGGATGTAGAGTTTTGCGCTGTACCAGATACGATATTTGTAGAAACACCTTGAACAGCTACCGTTCCCGTACCCGCCGGGAAAGTAACAGTACCTGATGCTGTGGCCGGGGCAGCTACCGCAATTGTCCCACTTGAAGAACCGTTAAGAGTAAGGTTTCCAGAAACGATAGGCGACGTAAGCGTAGGCGTAACGAACGTATTGCTTGTGAGGGTCGCGACCGTATCCGTTGTTGTGGGAAGCGTAAGCGTCCCCGACCCAGCAACTGCCGGGACGGTGAGGGTAACTTGACCAGATGTCGTACCTTTTAAACTTAATGGCATCATTTGCTCCCTTATGCGAACGCGCCGACGTTAGCTGTTGCGATCCTGCGAACTTTATAATTGCTCAACGCGAGAGATGTCGTTGTTCCCGCACTGCTTGTAATTTGAAGGTTTAAAGTACCCCCAGTTGTCGCGTTTGCTTGGAAAATCGCGTAAATTTTGTACTGATGGTTGACTGTGGTTGTCAGCGTACCCGTTACTGGCATTGCAGTCGCTGTTGATGTCGAGTTTAAAACTGCCGCAGTTTGAGGCGATCCAACCGTGCCGACACCGCCGACAGGTGAGCCGCTGTAATATGCGGTCGCGCTGATTGGCGCTTGTGTGAAAGTGAGCGTAAATGTCACTGTACCCGCAGTTGTCTTTAAAAAGAACAATTCCGCTTCAAGTTCATAATACGCGCTTGTTTCAAGCGAAACACCTGATGTCGCTCCAAAATAGTTTGCGATGCCGGGACCAATCGCAGAACCAGAAGCCGTAAGTTTGAAGATTTGAGTAACTGGGACATATCCGCGTCCAAGCGTAGTTGTTCCTGTTTGATAATAAACAGATCCGTCGTACTCAACAACACCAGCGGCTGCTGTGCCAAGATTTGTTCCGGATGTAAATTTGAGAGGCGCAATTGTTGATGTTCCTGCACCCATCTGCAAAAACGCAGCGGTTGATGCGAACGTGGCTGCCGTGGTCGCACCGTTGTTGCCGACGTTAATCAAAACCTGATCGCCGGAAGCCGTTGCGTTGCTTGTTGATGTAAGGGTCAATTTTGACCCTGCTGCCGTACCACCAATAACCAATGGGACAGTGACTGATGTACCAATGGTCGGGGTGGCGGAGAACGAAGGAGCGCCAGCGTTCGCTGTAAGGATCGTATTTGCAGCGCCCTGTGCAGTAACAGAAACAACGCCCGTGCCGTTGCCATACAATACGCCGTTAAGCGTCAAGGTTGTCGCACCAGTGCCGCCAGCGGCGACAGGAAGAGTCCCGGCAGTCAAAACAGATGCTGATGTTGAGTAAATCGCGTTATTAGCAGCAGTAAATGTCGTAAGGTTTGTGCCGCCGTTAGCGGTTGCCAATGTTCCCGCAACCGTTACAGCGCCTTGCGTAGCCGTATTTGGGGTTAATCCAGTCGCACCAAACGATATAGATGTGACAGCAACTGATGTAGCCGCCGCCCAAGATGGCGCAGCACTTGTATTGCCAATTAGAATTTGCCCGGTTGTTCCTGCGGCTGTTGCGACAAGCGCACTTGTTGCATTGCCATAAATAATACCGTTAGCAGTAAATGTGGTTGCGCCAGTTCCGCCGTTCCCGACAGGAAGCGTACCGGAGACATGCGTCGTGAGACCAATCTTACCCCATGATGGGGCTGTATTAACGCCGCCAGATATCAGGGCATTGCCCGTAGCGACATCAGCGAGGCGTGAGAGTGCCGTTGTTGTGCTGGCGTATAGGATGTCACCAATAGCGTAAGAGGCCTGTCCCGTGCCACCAGAAGTGGCTGCGAGGGCTGTTGCTAAAGAGAAGACACCAGCAGAAGAAATGGTAGCTGCGTCTGTCGTGCCATTATTGACCACAAAGTGGATGGCGTTTGCTGTCGTCGTACCAATCGCAAGGTCTGCGGATGCTGAATCTAAATAAACAGTATTAGGGGAATTAAATGCACCAGTTCCGGTAAACCCGGATGAATTCATGCCAAATTCGCCATAATATGTAGAAGCGGTGCCAGCGTCATTTGAAACAAGGTACGATGCAGACGCCGCAGCGTTGTTGCTCGAATTTTGAACAATTATTTGATTATAAGAAGCTACAGACGATTGGAACGACGCGAGAACGTTCGTATCTGGATAACTTAATGTTCCATATGAAACAGCCCCAGCACTTAACGATCCGGTTACTGTCCCCGTAGCAATTAAGAATGGGGATGTGACTGATGTGTTAAAGGTTGGGTTATCGACGATGGAGATTGTACCAACCGCCGTAATAGGGGATGTTGTGGATACGGTCGCACCGATTTTGGTGACCAAATTTGTGTTTGTCGAACCCGTATTGATCCCAACACTTTGAACCGTACCAAAACCCGGTTCAACTTGCCAATATGGGTCCGCGCTTGGGCCGCCAGATAATAAGGCGTAACCAGCGGAAGATGCTGGCTGAAGGAAATTCCAGTTACCGACACCGCGATAAAGAATCCCGCCCTGCGTAGAACCAAAAGCAACATCTAAAAGGGCGGATACTGACGTTGGTTGTGATACAGCGGTACCTTGAGTTGGGTTACCAATCAAATAACCCGCTGAAATTGTTGGGTAATTGTAATTTGCAAGGTTAGCGATAGCACCCGTCGTAGATTGATACGACGTTCCGCTCTGCACGATCTCAATTGCTTCATTGCCGTTTAACGCCGTAGGGACGTTAGGGAGCATAAGGATGGTTTCATTAGCCATTTATTACTCCGTCGGTATCAAAAAGTGCGCGACATCAGTGGGTGGGTAAAGGTTTGGCTGACCATTCACAGGATCGCCGCCCACGTTCCATTGAACAACACGCGTCTGCCCGTCTTGGGTAACGCGGGTTTTCCCATCCATTGTCGTGCGGTATGTGTTTTCAGCGTCAAGGAAGTTCTCAGGACGCGCATTAATGATCGGCATAGGATCTTGCGTAAGAACGATAGGCTTTAATTGAGCCTGAGGCTTATCGTAGCAAGGTTTGCAAACAAGGATTTTCAAGTTAGCGAGGCGCGGCCCGCGATAATCAAACTGAAATTGCAATTGTCTGTGGTTGTAAATAAACCCGCAACGGTCACAGCGGGCAAATGCCGCCGGGTTGTGGGGATTTACTGTTGCTCTACCATGATAACGATACGCCATGATTATGTCCTGAAGTACCCGGACAACCCCGGCATAATGTAAAGAGGTACGTTTTCCGTATCCTGAGTAGCGGCTATATCATACGCCTGTGCAGCCTTTTGCTCAAGCAAATTAGACCTATCAGGAGAGTAAATATTAGCTAATCTAGCAGCTAACCCCGCACATGCCGCATCAAGCCAACGATATGGGATATCAAGGGTTTGCGCCCCTGTTGTCTCCGCATCCTGCACCTGAATAACGCGGTAAAAATTAAGCGTATAAACACCTGTTTGGTCAGGTACAGGCCACAATGTGATGGTTGGGTTAATCAAACGATCAAACCAGAACACAGTTGGTGGGGATTGAAGGTTTTTGTTGGGTGTTTGTGCGTATTCCGTGCGCGAAATAGGCATAATTACGCGGTCAAATTGAGTTTCTTGACCAGAATTTGTCGTGATGTACGCGTCAAGCACCATAATAGTTTTGGCGGCGTCATCAGACACACTATTAGTTGATGCGAAATACTGCGTAACGCCCTGCGTAAGGGGGATTGTTTGCAAATCCACCTTCCAAAGGTTTACCCCGCGATTAGACCACTCTGAGAACATAAGGTTCGCTTCAAACCTTGCGTCCTGCATGTGTTCTTGAAGGAGGGCGGTGCGGCGCACACCACAGCGGGCGAAGGCGTTGAGAACGACTTCACCTAAACTGGGGTTAAAATTGTATGTGCCGCTCGTTGTCATCAGGACATCGCTTCCTGCGCAATGATAGATGCGCCAACGGTAAAGGTACCAGACGATGGGGTCGTGATAGCGACCGTAAGGACGTCAGGAGCGTCACCCTGCACTGTGTTAAACAGCGGGAAGAAGTTTGTGAGGTCGAAGTTCTGCAACCCACCAGCAGGAAGAGGAGTATTATACACCACTTCGCCGCCTGTGAGGGCTGTAGCCGAGACATCTCGTTCCACAAAGCTGTTCAAAGATCCAAGCGAATACATCGTGTTAAACGTCGCGCCAGTCAAAGCGATTGGCGAATAGTACGTCGATGTGATCAATTCCAATGTGCAGTTGGCTGACGAATAAATGTTCAGCGTTTGCGGGAGGATCTGACCACGGTCAATTTCACCAATGATGTAGTTTGCGCTCGCGCCCGGGGTAACAACCATTGGGTAAGGCAATGAGGCACTACCCAACACGTTATCCACAACCGTCAATGCTGTGGTTGTGTTGGAGATAATGCGCCCAATTGGGCCAAGACCCTGAGTGTACACAAGTGTACCGCCCGGCGTACCAGAGCCGCTAGGAACCGTATACGTGAACGTCGTAGGCCCGGTAACCGTGATTTGGAATGTGCCGTTTGGCGAACCAGTCGTAAGAGTACCGCCCGAAAACGTAAGGTAACGCCCGGTTGTTAAGAAATGAGCGGATGATGTGGTTACGGTAACCACGTTTGCGGCTGCTGTGAAGCTGGATACGCCCTGAGTTGCCCCACGCGACCACACATACTTACCTGCCCACTGGTTAGCCGTCCAAGTGGCGCTAGAAGCAGTAATAACGCTACCAGCAGTCATGTACATGGTGGAGGAAGCCGCCGTCTGAGACGCGTTTACGGTCCACGTAGAACCCGCTCCAGAACCGGAAATATTGGCGGTGATAACAGTACCTTGCGCCACGTTCGCTCCAGTCACAAGTTGCCCCACAGCCACTGTACCTGATGTGACCGTGCCAATGGTGAGCGTCGTGCCTGAAATGGAGGAAGTCGCAACCTGTGACGCAAGAACGGACGAGCTAGTGATAGCTGCGCCGCCAGTAGGGAGGGTGCCGTTTGAGCCGGAATAGTTTGTATCTACTCCATACTCAAGCGTACCCATGGTGCGATAACGGATTGAGAGGAGGGGGTAACGAGTTGAAGACGTAGCTACAGTACGCGTTGGCGTATTCGCCGCCATCCCGTAACCGTATGTAAAGCCACGTTGCGTATCAATTTTGCCCTTCGCGAGAACCGAAACGCCGTAATGGGCCATCGTATAAGGCGACGAACCAGTCGTGATTGGTCCAATATTGCGCAATTCATAGCGAACCGGAATGTTACCTGTGCGCGACCACGGCGTTGTCTGGCTGATTTTATTACCGATACCAACCTGATGAAGGACGTATGGTTCGCCGTTAATAACAACACCCCAACGAAGCAAACCAGCGCCATACCAAGCGAACTCAATCCAGATCATTTGGATCTGGCTCCAGTTAATGGATGATTTGATACCCTGCGGGTCAAGCCATTGATCAGATGTAATTTTGGTGTCGAAAGGCAATCCGCCAACGTCAGAACGATAGACAACAGCCATTCCTGTTGGGTTGTTAGCCGTTGGGTCACCCTGTTCAAAGAAAATACCGTTGCCGTCATCAAAGAAGCCAACACGCTGACGCTGGTTTGTGTAAGGCGCACCAAACACAAAGCCCGACGACATATAAATGGTTTTGCCCGGCTGATAGCGGATGTAAGGGCGTGTTTGACGAAGTGCGACATCTCCAGAAGCCGCCGTAACGGACATCGTGATACCACCAGAGGCAGAAACAGCAGATATGCTACCGCCGCCCGAAATGTACTGTTCCCAGCGCATTGGCTGGGTTCCGTATTCAAAGTCCGCTTCAAACAGGTTTTGTACTTCAGATACTTCTGTGCGGCCCAAGTTATCACGCAAACGAGATGGGTACTCTGTTTGAATTGCTTGATCTACTGAGTTACCGGGAAAACTTAAACCAGACATGGGTAGCTCCAATTAGTACGGCGCAACGCCGAATTGCGTGAATATTGCGGTGACAGAACCCGTGCCGCTCGTAACGGTAACTTTAGCAAAAACAGGTGAATATTGGTAGCTGCTTTGAACAGAAGTTGTAGCATTAACCGCAGCAGAATCAGAAGAGTTTAACCACGTAACAGAATACGGGTTGACCGAATTTGTTGGGCTATTGGGATCTTGAAGAGTCTGTTGGACTGTGTACGTCACTGTACCAGAAACGGTACACTGAATAGCCGTTTGAGAAGGCGCATAATCGTCAAAACGTACCCACGGGGATGACGCGATGTTGTTTGTGCCAACCGTAAGGCCAGCGCCCGCAGCAATTGCATTTTTAAACGTGATTGACGTAACTGTCGCAAAATCAAGGTTTGAATAAAAAGAAGACGTAGAACCAGCTAAAACTTCAGTTTGAGGTGCCCCATTTGCCGCTGTTCCGACAATTGTAAATGTGTTTGCGGCTTCACTGCCGCCCGGAGTAAACAAAATACGACGAGGCGTATCCAGCGTACCGTTGCTAATTGTGATTGATGTAGCAGTTGCCGCCGCTGTGGCAATTCCGCTTGCATTTGCAGCCGCCAAAGGACCGACCGTTACTGTAATTGGGCGCATTTTTACTTTCCTTTCGTGCGGGCTACCGCTGCGTTATCTACCAAATTTGGGTATGGTCTGCCAGCAGCTCTTGCATGTGCCTTCGCAGTTGTTTTTTGTTTCGCCGTTAAATGTTTATGATGCGCGTCTTTTTCAGCCGGGTGTTCCCAGAACGGTTTCTTAGACATTACTGAACCCCATCACATTGCAAAAATGAACGGTTGGTTTTTAAAAACAAGGCAGCTTCATTGTCTTCTGCCGAGGACAATAAGTACATGCGAGCATACAATAAAAAATCAGGATTGTCTTTAAATAACCCCAAACCTTTATTGCAATTGTTGCACAACATGCCGCGAACCTTGTTGGTTTTATGATCGTGATCTACAACCAAATTTGTTTCATCCCCGCAAATTACGCACTCTTTTGTTGTTTTTATGATTGATTTCAATTTTTCATCGTCAATCATATTCCTATACAAACCGCGCCTAATTTCGCTGCGATAATTGCTTCTGCAAACTCGGCACCAACTATCTAGTCCATTTTTTTTCTTATTATGTAATGGAAAAAATTTCGGTGTTCCCGGTTTTTCTAATTTACATTTTGTGCAAATCAACATTCCCATTTTCTTAAAGCCTTATTAATTCGACTTTCTGGGTCGTGTTTATTTTTCATGTTGGTCATTTTTGCCCGCTCCCCTTCCATGCGAGCGCAAAACGATTTGTGACGAGAATTCCCTGTGTCTTTTGTTGGGGCTTTAAGAGTGCCGCCAGTTTCAGAATGGTAAGATGAGCGGCCCTTGGCGTTTAACCCGCCAGACTCCGACTTGCCTTCTTTCCTTGTCCATGCTGCTGTCATATCAATCCCTCGAAAAAAGAAGGGGGGATTTCTCCCCCCTCTTAGTCAATGCATCTTCTTCAGCGTCTTCGCGAGACTTGCGCGTTTAGCAAGCAAGGGGTTGCTGCTGTGCGCTGCTTTTTCCAGTTTTTTAGCGGGGATTTTCTCCCCTTCTGGAACGTGAAGCTGCCTATGTAGTGCGCCCGGGTGCTTTATCGCACCCTGTATCCACTTTGGACTACCACCTGCTGAATAACCGCAGTCAGTCTTCCACCGAGTCTACGTCGCGGCCCACTGGCGTCTTAACGTGACGAGCTGCCGAGAACGGGTTCATTTCAGCGCCGACCTTGCCGCCATGTTTACGTGCCGGGCGGTCAAGACGGTGGTGAGCCTTATGCCCATGCATCTCGACTTCCTTGTGGCCATGGTGGACTTTTCCGCCGCGCTTCTTCTTCATCGCTTCCTTAACAGTAGGCGAACTTGCACCAGCGTAAACGTCGTGCGGTGCCTCGTCATGAGCAACGTCGCCTTCATGAGCAACGTTACCGACATGGCCGCCGTGCTTACGGTGGGCGCGGTGGTGGTGGCTTAGATCGTGGTGATCCATATGCCCTTTGTGATGCTGCGCAGCAGTATCACCGTGATGGTGCTTACCCTTCATAGCTTAGTTCCTTATACTTGGGTTACGCCGAACAGACCTGTGGTCGTCGTGCCGATATTATACGCTTGCGGAGACTGCGTTACGATGAGGCGGCGGGAGCCGTTAGAAGCCGTCTGCAATGCATACGTGCCGCGAACGTCGCCAGTCGTTGTCGTAGCGTAGGTAGTAACAGCGGCCACAAACCCGGTATTCGCCGTCACAACTGTCGCAGGATAGTTGATCAAGAGTTCACCAAAGTTATCCGCACGGAGTGGAAGCCCGAAAATATCGGTCGTTCCAACCGAGTAAGTAACCGTGTCTGTCACGCTAGGCGTTACAGATGTGATATACTTAAACGCTTTCTTTCCGTTCACAGCTGTTCCTGATGTAGAACCAGTTGTGAGGGAAATCACTTCAGACATCGGGTAGCCATAAATATCATAGCCAGCGACTGTAAATGTGATCGAAGCGGTCGGGTTAGCGGATGTCGGCGTAATGCTAACAGCGCGAGCGATAAGGCTCTGTGGGTTCCACAACTGGACCGTACCAGCTTGACCAAAAGCAATACGCGACTGCGAAGTGGCAGGAACGGTGCTTGTGCCAAGTGCAGCATTGATCGTAATTGGCGAACCACTTGTGCCAGCGGCGAATGAGTTGCTTACGTAATAAGCACCCGTTCCGCCAGTAGCAGAATTGCCGTTTGAGACGTTAAGCGATGGGGCATAGCCAGTGATATAAGTACCAGCCGTAACACCCGTGCCGCTAATAACCATACCAACCGCGAGCGGAGCATACGATGCCGTGCTAACGATGAGGATGTTACCAGCCGTGCCGCTTGTGCCGTTCGAAACATAGCCCGTGACCGAAGTGTAACCATCAATAGCCAGAAGGCCAGTGACAGTAGCATTCGTATCAGCGCGGTTGATTGAGACAGCGGTAGCAATGCCTGTCGTTGTCGAAGAAGACGAGACAAGAGTTACTGGCGTAGAGGCGGTAGTAGCCAACGCAGCCGAAATCGCTGTAGCACTCAACGCATAAGGAACCACGTTCAGTGTTTGTACGTTCTGAACGGAGAAACCAGCCGTGACATTACCGAAGTTCTGTCCCGGTTCGTAGCTGTAAGGCCAACGCTGATCAAGAAGAGCCACGCCGTTGTAAAACAACGACGGGCCAGCTTCCGGATTATAGTCCGTCATTGTCGGACTATTCGGGTTGGTATTCTGCCCAAACGATACTAATGGGCCGGAGAATGCTGAAATAGACATATTGCCTTCTCCTTAAGCTGTTGGGAACGAGCCGTAGATCGAACGCCAGTTATAGTAACCCAAGGAATAACGCTCGTAACCCTTGACCAACAAGTTGTCAGTCGTAAAGTCCACCTGCATGTCCATTTCGAATGGCATACGTTCCATGTATACGAGACCCTTAATGTTCGTAAGCAGGAACCAAGCGAAGTTCGAGGTCAAGAAGTCCATGACCATGTAGCCTTCTGGGAGACCGCCGCCCGTAAACATGATAGCGTTTACGTCGTTGTCTGCCGTTCCCGGACGCAGCTGCGTCTTCGTGAGGCGAATAGCAACAGGCTCAAGTGCTGGCGGAACAATCAGCTTGCGACCACGCGCAAAAATCTTGTTACCAGCAATATCGCGGAAGTTCTGACGGATAGCGACCATACCGTTAAGGAGGGTCGATTCGTTCAGATCAACGTCGATTGTAGGCTTGTTAGCGATGGTCAGGCCGCCGTCGATTGGATGCGATGTCGAGCAGAGCGCAACACCGTCACCACCGACTGATGCGTTATACGTCGTAGCCGTGTTGAACACGTTAGCGGCGTAAATTTCCTTGGTCTGATGGAACGACTCAGTGAGGCCGAGGTTGGTCGGCTTAAACTGTGCCTTGTAGAGGTTATCGTCAATCGCCTTGCGGGTGATCGAGTAACCAAGAGCAATTTCATTATGCTCCTGATTGTAGACGTAGCGTTCGCCAGCAGCGTTATCGAACTGGGTGTTACCACCTTCGTTCTTGAGCTGGGCGAGACCGAGGTAACGCATTTCTGCGGTACGTTCGAGCGCCATGTTTGACTTGGTGATTTCAAACACCTTGTCATACTGCGATGGGATCATCGCGTACTTACCTTCAACCCCGCGGAGGCCCGGGAGGAGAAGGTCACGAATCTGTGAAAGATTAATAGCCATGTGACATTACTCCTATTACGAGCCAGCAGTCAGACGAAGAGTCTGATTATTGAAGGCAACGAGGATCTGGTTGTAAGCGGTTGTCGAATCCGTGCCGTTTGCGCCCGGAGGAGCAGTGACGAGGCCGAGGATACGGAAAGCATACGTGGTCGAAGTGCTGATATTCGCCTGATTGGCGTAAGCCGTTGACTGGCCAGAGAGTGTCTGGGCCGTCGATGGCGAAGCTGGCGAGTTACCAGCAAAGTCAATGTTCGAATTTACGTTAGCCTGAGTAACGGCAGCCGAACCCGAAGACTGAACCTTGAAGGTAGCCTGTGGGTCAGTGATGACATACGCATTAATTACAGTTCCGGTCGGAACGGTCGTCGAAGCTGGCCAATAAGGCGACCAGATGACGCGGTTAACCGCCGAAGAATAATATTCGCAGCCAATGAAAATGCCGAGAATAGCGCCCGTGCCAGCGGTAGCCTGAATTACATAGCCACCAGAAATAGCAACAGGGTCGCCCGTGAAGAGATTATAGCCAAGACCGGATTGAATCAGGTACGTGGACTGGCCCAATGAACCAGTGCGTCCGTCCAGAAACCCGGCAAGTTGGAAACCAAAAGGCGCTGAAGTGTTCGCCATAGGTTGCTCCTTTTCGGTAGAAAACTGTGCGACGGCGTGTCACGGTGTTTTCAAACGAGGAAGCCCACTACGGCGCGTAGCGGAGTTATGTGAGCATGTATACACAATAAGAATTATGCTCGCAATAGAAAAAAGGAGGCCGAAGCCCCCTTTATTGTTAATTTGTAGGTACACTCATCGGTGAATACGATTTACGTACACCAGTTTTACTTTGATCACGCTCAAATTGACCACTAGGAGCAAGTCCAAGAGCGCGTTCCTTTGCGGCAACTGCTTCGCGGGCTGTTGAAAGCTCACGTTGTTTGGCAATGTTGCTGATTTCAGATGGACGTTCCATCAAAATCATACCCTTTTTGGTGATCGCACCTTTATAACCGGGCGGTACCATGTCAGGGTGACGCGCAGCATCCACTGGTTCCCAACCCGCTTGAAGCAATTCGACTTCATACGCAGGGTCTTTCATGCCAGCGATCTCTAAACGCTTCCAATTGTAATCCCAACCCTCTGGGACAACGCGTGGATCAATGAAGAACTCGTCATAATGATCAAGGTTCTGCTCATTGTTACGCATACGGTCGCGAATTTGCTCCGCACGAAGCGCCGCATCGCGTAGACCGCGTGGTTTAGACGCGATTGGAGCCGCCTCTACTTCGTTATCAATCTCAATCACCTCTTCTGGGCGATCATACGTGCTTTTACGTGCTACTTTTGTGTTTGTCATAATATTAAGCCCTTATGTTACCTGATTGGATCTCTTTAAGGCGGTACATTGCGTATTCCTCGTCCGACATATCGTTGGCGCGGGCAATTTCTCGCATTTCAGGTGTAAGATTAATGGTCATTGAGCGACCATTTTGCGTTACGGGTGCTGCACTGCGTGATACGGGTGCTGAAGCCATGGATTGACGCGTTGGGGCGGCTGTTCTCTGTTGAGGTTGGCCGTCATTGGTCAATTTACCTTCGATGTAAGAGAAATACTCAGGTGATTCGACCGGAATATTCTTCGCTACAGCTTCAAAATGACCCGCAGTCATCAAAGCTTTCATCTGTGGGTTAGTAATGACCTCTGGGCGCTGACGTATCCAATGCTTGGAGGCTTCACTAAGGGTCGCGATTTGCGATTCAACAGGATCAAGGTTCTGTTGATGCACAGGGGGTTGCATTTGACGCTGCGGTTGCTGCGCCTCTGCTTGCTGTGTGCGTATTTTCTCTTCTAAAGCCTCACGGCCCTGCTGAAGAGTCATCAATCGGTTATCAATTTGGCCCATTTGGCGTTGAAGTTTAGCTGCTTTTGAATAATCATTAGCCTCTAACGTAGCCGCCAACTCACGTTCTAGCATTTCAGCGTCACGTTCATACGCCGCGATGGCATTTACAAACGATGTATGCTGGCTATCAGACGCTTGAAACTGAAAATTACGCAACTGAGCCTGTTGCTGTACAGCGATTTGCTCAACTTGTGCTTTCTGGCGTCTAGCTTCGTCCGCTTCACGGCGGCGATCTTCAAGCTGCTGTTTAAGAAGCTCAATCCCATCGTCTTCCGTGTTTCGTTTTTCAGGTGCCGCCTCTACTTTAAGCGGTTCATTTGCACCAAGATCAATTGCTGCGGCAGGTTTATCCGCCAATTTCTCGGTATCAATGACAATATCTACTGGTTCTAGATCCATAATGCCCTCCATTAGAACACCACATCAGGTGAAGGGATGGCCATGCGGATCTGAATGTCTTGCATCATGCGGCAAAGCACTCCGTTGACGGTCAAAGACCATCCATCAGACGATCTGAAAACAATCCACTCGCCTATGTTCACGTTTTGTTCTTGAAAAGTTGTTGTTTCGTCGTCCACAAAAGCCAATGGGCCTTTTTTAAGGACCAATCCTACCTTACCCTGATACTCATCTTCTTTACGGGTATTGTCGGTGAGGATAATTCCGCTTGCAGTCTTCTCAGGGCGCTTATAAATCGCGCACAAAATCCAATTGTTATAAATTTTAATGCCGGAAAGATCGCCTACAGACTCTCGCAACTCATTTACGGGGTCAACCGTATGAGTCATTTTCATACTATTCTTAGCCATTTTATCTCGCTTTTTCGTTAATGCCGATCAATTGATCATTGATCTCTTTTGCCCAGATAATTGCGTCGGATAATCCATTCAGGTACCCAACCGCGTATTTGTACTCCTCTAAGGTTTGTGCTGAACCGCCCAGAATTACCTCTGAGCGGTTTCTCTTTTCTTCTTCCAAACGTTCTTGAATCCTTCGAAACAAGAACAGATCAAGTGATGACATGTTTCTCCTTTATCACTTGTACCATTTTGGCTTTTCTAGGCGACCAAGACCGCTACCGGAGCCAAATTCCGTTTCCTGATGAACACGCCCACCAGATTTTCTTGCCATTGGCGATGGGCCACCCTGCAACGCAGCAAGAGCCTGTGCCAATTGTGGAGGAGGACCACCAGCGCCGCCCGCAGGGGGCATAGGAGGGCCGCCAGCTCCCGGAGGAGGCATAGGAGGCATACCGCCCATAGGAGGCATAGGAGGCATAGGCATGGCAGGTGGTTGGCTGCTCTGTGGTGACACATTAATCACAATGTTTGTCTTGCCCTTGCCCTTTGTACGCCCACCGGAAGCGCGTTGAATGCGACCGCCATCTTTATAAACGCCAGATGCATTAAACCCCGGCATATTATTCATTGCGCCGCCCGTTGGAAGTGAACCATATCCGCCAGTTAGTGGTTGCATATTTTCAAACCCAGTTCCTGTTGGAGTTCCGCCACCAATTAAAGTTCCACCAATGAATGGGGAAGGTGATCTGCCCGGCATTGGTTGACCATTTGGACCCACACCCGGAGGTGTTCCAAAGTTACCTTGGTTAGGCGAACCACGCATACCCATAGCGTTTGTTGGGGCCATAGTCATGCCGCCACCAGCAAATTTCTTAGCGCGGCCACCATGCTTGTGAGCAACTGGACCCTGACCACGGTTTTCTGACGGATCATTGTCACTCTTGAGTTCTTGAGCGTATTCCATACGGTCTAAAAGCCATTGATTTGGCTTACCGTAATCTTCGTCTTTAGGATTGCTTGATGCCCAATCATACGTTGACGGATCAACGTGTTCATGGCTTTCATAATTCGGGTAAACTGTCCCCGGCTTTTTAGTGGCTTTCCCACCAAGATCGCGATGAGGGCGATGCTTCAATGCAGATGCTTTAACTTCCTTACGGATAAGCTTCTTATCTTCTGCTTCATCAGGGTGCGCAGCGCGACCGCCATGTTTGCGTGTTGCAGGGACATTAACATCTTTGCCAGCAAGTTTTTTTGCGGCAAGATTTATTCCGGCCTGACGTTTTTCCATGTTGCGTTTAGCATCTTCGTTTACATAATTTTTGGCAAGACCAGAACCAAATGTTTGAGCGTTACCCGCAAGATTTCCGCTAGCCGCATTCATATAATCAGACAAACCTCCGCCGCCCATTTTATGAGCGCGGCCACCATGCTTTAATCCGCTTGATGTCATTGATGCGTTTTCTTTATCTTTCATGTTGTAACGCATTCTTTCATGCATACTATCCATGTTTGCACCATGCGAAGCCATGCGACGGGAAGATCCTAAATCCCCAAGATTTAAACCTTCCATAGAATCACGAGATTTGCGAGATTGTTGTAAATTGCGCAAACCACTTTCATCCATAATTGACTGAGCGCCTCCACCAGCTTTGTGAGCGCGATGCTTAACCGCGCCACCCTTTTTATGCATCATTGAGTTCTGCACTGCGGGCGCACCAGCACCGACCGGGGTAGGGATATTCATCATTGGGCCGCGAGGAGCAGCCGGGCCAGACGGGATACCAGCCTTCTTTTTACGATTAGCCAAAGCACCAACCATAGCCTGACGCTTGGCTGGGGAGCCTTTAGGGATACCGCCACGGGCATAACCGTAGCCAGTTTCTTTCATTGCTTTGCCCAAATCTTGATCTGGGCCAACGGCTTTGTTCGCTACATTCTGAGCGTTCTCACGCGCAAACTGACGGACGGTTGGATCTTCATTCGTCTCATAAATTTTATCAGCAGCTTCGCCAGCTTCTTTAGTGTTTTTATAAGCGTTGTAAGCTTTCGCACGTGCGTTAGCGTACTGTGCGTTTTCGCCCGGGAGGCGACCGCCATCATCACGCTTTTTGCGGGCAGACTTGCCAAGGTTCTTGCGAGCCTTATCCCCCTCAAGATGAGCCACCTTGCCGCCGCGCTTGAAACGTTGTTTGCCCTTAGGCCACTGACCAGCGTTGCCGGAATCCAACTGCGGTACGCCATCGTATGGCCCCACATCGTTAAACTCTTCCGACTTATGTTCTTTATGCAAACCCATGCGCTTCATCTTGGCTTGGGACGCGGACTTTGCTTCGTTTTTATAGTGGCTCATTTTATAACTCCGGGGATTACTCTACGTAATCATACTGATGGGTTTTGTACAAGTTCTTTAATTTTTGGTCCAAGGAAACTTTCAGCTTCTTGAGCGCCCTCTGGGTGAACTGTAAGCTCACGGGCCATCTGAAGCATCGCTATACGCTCTTTGCTTTCTCTTTCCGCGACGCGGTTGTCGTCATCCGCTTTCGCATCAAAAGCTTTGATGGTGACTTCAGCTTGGCGGGCTTGGGCATCCATCATCTTCGCCTGTGCCATGACAGTATTAGCGTCAGGTCCAGACGGAGGTGCGGGCGGGGCGAATAGCGAGGAAGCGTCCTCAATCCCCATCATGGTCAATACGCGCATATCCACAGACTTCGCATCGTAAAGCTGTGGGTTCGCGGATTGTAGTTGTTTAATCATCATAGCTTTTTGAATACGCGCCGAATGAGACGGGGTATTCGGATCAGCCACAGGTACAATGCTCACGTTATCCAAAGCCGCCAACAAAGCGTCGGGGGTCCATGGGAAAGCAGGGTACTTGTTATTTTCCCAGAAGCTTTCTGGGCTTTCTTTAAACAGCTCTTTCAGGAGCTGGAATTCACGCGCTTGTGACGCGTGCATACGTTTATGCACAGAAGAGATAACCTTCTGAGCCTGTTCAATCATCGCGATGGTTGTGCCGACTGGGGCTTCTGAATTGCCCTCACCGACATTAACCTCTACCGTTGAGCCAAGGCGCTGGCCCCCTTCCTCAACCATCTGGAGGAGGTTAAGGAAGGATGAATCTACCCCGCGATAAGGGAGGTTCATGACGACGTTTTGAATGGGGAGACCCGCTGTATCAATCGGGAGACCGCCGCCCGGTGGGACGCGGAATTCGTTCGTGTTCTGTCGCCCAGCACCCTTTGCGTAAAGGAAGCCGGGGAAGTTGGCGAACATCCCGTTATCAATGCAGAGGCGGGTTCCCGCCGTCAACGTCATCGTGGTATTACCAAGAAGGTGAAGGTACCCAAGGCCATAAAAACCAAAGCCCGGGACAAAAATATAATCCACAAACACCTGCTTGCGGAGGTAAGATTGATCTTCCGGCTTCCACCAACGTCGGATTTCCAAAATCTCTCTGCTGCTTTTGTCTAATGTGACGCGGTATGGGAGGCGCAACCCAGTCTTTTCGCTTTTCTCCTCATGCTCAAATCCGGGGAGATCCAATTCGCAATAGCATTCGTATATGTCGCGTACCTCCGTCTCCATCTGGTTGGAGATATTCGGTACAACCCCCTGCATACTCTCAATTTTTTCCTCAACCACATTCTTTTTGGGTGGCTGCGGGATTGTCATCGCGATATCCCTGTAGATACCAAGAAGCTGCATACGCTTCAAAGTGCTTGGGGGCATTTTAATGACATGAGTGACGCGCTGGGCTGACCAAGCGGATGTTTCCGCGCTGGAGATAATGATGTCGCGCAATGGGACAAATTCCGACACAGGGCGGCGACGAATAGGGCAATAATATACTTTTTTAAATGCGGTCCCACCAAACCCAAGATCAAAGAACATACGTTCCGTGTCCGGGTAATATTCACTGGCGGTGACCGTTAGGTAATGGTTAAAGTCTCTCTCAAATTCATTCGCGTGGTAATCCACCTGAAGTGTCTCCATGCCATCATTACGTGCCTTTACAGGACCGTTAGATGGGAGGAGTTCCCCACGGGCGTTCGCTTGAAAACGCACAATAGCCTCAAGGAGGAGGGGATGACGGACTGTGGATTGCCCCTCAACTGCTGTAGAGCCATCTGAGGCGTTGGAACGGGGGGATTCAATCTTAGTCCCAAGAAGTTCGAGGCCAGCCGTGTACTGCTGGAGCAGCTCATCGCGTGACTTATCATCTTCCTCAATGAGGCGGATCAATTCCGACCCAATGCCGCCCAACGCGGATGATTCAATCTCTAACGCTAAGTTAGCTTCAAAATCATCGCTTTTAGTGCCGGGCACAACGCCGCCCATACTGATGGTGACGGAACCATCAGGGAGTTCGATTTTAATAAAACCGGACTTTGGGTCAATTGTGGCTTCCGTATCTTCACCCGCGTCCAAGTCAATATCCACCGACTCCATGTCTGGATAATTCCCTGCGACGGGATTCTGGCGCATGTTCATCGGGGCTAATGGCATTTATTACACCGGGTAAAGTGGTTGAGGCTTTTGCGGTCTGTATAGCATACTATCTGTACGCTCCGCTACAAGTTCTTGAGGCTTTTGAGCAAATCCAATTACACGGAGGTGAAGTAAAGCCTGAGTCATACTGTCAACTAAGTCATCATGCGTTACTTTCGGAAACGATTCCGCCTGAGTAATAAGCTTATCTGCCCATTCGTAATCCGGCGCGTAAACCATGCCGTCAGCAAACAGATGCTGGATCGCATACGCTCGCGCTACCTTGTCACCTCTGCCCGGGTCAACGGTTTGAATGCCCCAATCTTCTCGGGAGAAGTGAGCGCGCAACTCCTGCGCGACGGATAACCCCGCCGCCTTAGATTCAATGAGGAGCTTGTCCACTTTAAATTTGGTGCAGAGTTCCGCCACCTTTTTTGTAAGTTGCGGGAATTCCAACCTGTCCTGCCACGCGTAGACCAGCATGAGGCGTCGGTTATCCTGACGATCCGTCCACACTCCCCAGATGGTCATGGCGGAGAAGTCGTTCTCTTGTTTTGAGGTGTACGCGGTGTCCAGAGACGCGATCATATACTCGAACGTCGGGAATACTGTCTTGGGTAGGCCTTCTGCACCAGAGACCGCCTCGTCCCAAAGAACCCACCAATCACGCTTAAAAATACCCCCGCCTTTTGGTTTGGGGCGTTGTTGAAGCTGACCAGCCGCTGCGAATGGGCCAAGAGAGCTTTCTAGAGATTTAACTTCCGCTTCGCCAAAACGATCCTCAATAAGGAGTTCCCCCTCCTCTCGATCATCCACAAACCACTGCGTGATGCATCGACGATCCGTCTCCATGCGCATGGGGAGGCAGACATGAACCCACTCACCCCTGCTTTTCTCCAGCACATGCCCGGTTAGGTCAGACTCATGAAGCCTCTGCATGATAACGATGTATGCGCCTGTTTTAGGGTCGTTGAGACGGGTGGACATGGATTGATCCCACCACTCCAGCGTACCCTGACGGACAAGATCCGACTCCACTTCATTGGCGTTGTGAGGATCGTCCACCACGATTACGGACCCGCCTTCACCCGTCAAAGCCCCGTCCACAGAGGTCGCGAGGCGATAGCCGCCCTTATCGTTATCAAAACGTACTTTGGTATTCTGGTCGGACGTAATCTTAAATTTGCCGCCCCACCTGTCATGGTAAAATTTACTTTCCAGCAGACGGCGCGTTTTTATGCTGTCTCTGATGGAGAGGGATTGGGCGTAGGATGCGAAGAGGAATTGGACATGTGGTCCAGATAATGGTCCGGTTTCTGATTGTGCCCAGACCCATGCTGGGAAACATACAGAGACCATAGACGATTTCGAAGTTCTTGGTGGGACATTAATGACAAGTCTGCGGATCTCTCCTCGCGCAATTGCTTGAAGATGTTCAGCAATGGCTTCCAAGTGCCATCCGTAGACGTAGGGGTTTGGGTCAATGTATTTCCATGCACCTTCAACAAAATTAACAAGACTTTCTTCGCAATTAAGTCGATCTAATTCTAACTCAGCCGCCTCTGGGTACTGATTAATAGCCTCTTCCATAGTCTTCGCGTGTAGTATTTTACTCATCGCTGACTATTTCACCTTCAATTGTTCTAGCGGCTAGACGTTTTTTCTCTTGAATCTTTTCCATCAATACTTGGCGTTCTTCGTAAGATAGTTCACCAAAATTAAAAACAACTTGCGGTCTGCTGTCCTCGTCAGGCTTATCCTTCCACCCAAGGCGAGCCTTCGTCAGGTAAATACCCGCCTGAATTGACGCGGGCGTATCCTTCATCGCTTGCTGGTATAAGTTCTCAACGACCAACGCATCCGCGACCTCCCTGCCGGATTTAATTTCCTGCTGGTAATTTTCCTTTAACCAAGTCTTGCTGACACCAACCACATCCGCGATTTGATCCAGCGTAAATTGGCGCTTAGCGAGGCCCATAATGGCCTTCTTTACCAGATCACTGTCCTGCAACCTGCGCTTACGGGTTTTCTTCTCGATTTCCGGCTGCTTTTTCTCAACAGGCGGTTTCGTCGGTTTTCTACCCATGCGCTTCCCCGTCTTCGAACGCTTGCCGTAAGGACGTTCCGGAAATGATGATTCATTAGTTTCGCTCATGAGTTGAATAATATTCATGAGTTTACGTTATGTCAAATTATATTAAAGGTTGACCGCCTTTAATCCGAGTATTATGTTGATTCGTATGGGAAAAGGGGTGGGTGATGACGAATATTAAGTGGCTTGGGCCTTACACACCAACAGATAGACACGCTGATTCCGTGACGATTGACCACATTATTGACCTGCGTAAACAAATTCTCGCCCTTGAGAAGAGGGTTGAGAATTTACAGGAGGTCGTGAGGTATCAACATAAGCACATATTGGAATTGATAGAGGGGTTAGATGATAAGTTTTGCTGATTTTATTGTGTGCGTCTTAGCGGGGGTGGTTTACCGCGAGATAATTGAGGTTTCACTGGAAATGATCCGTGAGTTTCACAAATGGAGGAATGTATGAGTTGGAATTACAGGGTTGTTAAGGAGAGGCTTAAGGGTGAGGACGTTGACACGTTCGGCATCTGCGAGGTGTTTTACGATAAGGAGGGTAGGGTTTACGGAGTTACGGAACCTATTTTATTCTCGGACTCAATGGCTGAATTAGAGGCGGTGTTCCTTATGGTTGGCGAAGCTTTTGAGAAGAAGGTTTTGGATAAAACGGACCATGGTGAGATCATGAAGATGGCGGAGCCGGGCCAATGGTGACGCTGGCGGTTAAGGGTGAGGTTGGGGAGGAGACATGCGCGAAATGCGCGTGGATGCTGAGCCGCCCGGAAGGTGGGATGGTATGTCGCAACCCCATGAATGATACGTTCTATGACCATTTTAACCCGTCCAGTGGTGATATGGTCCCCCGCATCCGCCAAGCTATGGATGTGAATATCTATTGGACATGCGCTTACTGGACAAAGAACAGATTTTTTCAAAACGGAGATAAGTGATGCAGACTTGGTTGGTTGTTACACACGCTGATTGGACAGAAGATACCCATTCATCCGCCAAAGTTACGGCTGATGGGGTTCGCGTTGGTGAGAGGGGTGTTGGGTTTTTCAACATTGATCATAAAGATGATGTAGATATGTGGTCAGAGGGTGTCCTTGTGCTGTTTATTCCTCATAGCCGCATTTTCAGCATCTCTCTTGATGGTTATGAAGGGATTGTACAGCAATGAAAGTATTGGAAGATAGAAAACTTACCCATGGTGACTATGAGGATGTGGCGCACACATCCCAGAAGTTCAAAAGGATGTTTCGCGACACCTTGAATTGGGAGTGGATGGATAGCGAGCAGACGGAAGCTTTGGAGATGATCTCAATAAAGCTTGCGCGTATCCTTTGTGGTGATCCTAGTGAAAAGGACCACTGGGAGGATATTGCGGGCTACGCGATGCTTGTGTACAATTCGCTGGAGAAGGCGGAGGAAGATAGTGAAGATGATGTTGACCGCATCTTTAGGATCAAGCTGAAATTCAAAGATAAGGGGGCGGCTTAAAGACCCGTCCTACCCCCCGGTGTTCGGAGTACTGGGGGGTTCTTTTTTATGCGGGTGTAACTCAGTGGTAGAGTTCCTGCCTTCCAAGCAGGATGTCGTGGGTTCAAACCCCATCGCCCGCTCCAATTACCGGGAGATAAATAATGGATCTTGTTGAGGAATTACGAAAGGCTGCTTTGGATTGCGAGGATGGCGAGCGCGATCCAGTAACTGGGAAATCTACATGGCCTAAAGAGGAGACAATTGAATGGGTTTGCGCCGATGAGATTGAGAAGCTTCGTAACGTGCTTTGCATGTGGGTAAAGTTTTGGGAGGCGGATGGGGAAGATGATCCGTTACTGGGGGAAGAAGCTATGGAAGAAACGAGAGAGGTGTTGGGATTATGAGTGATTTTGTCTTGTTCGTGGGTTTGGTTCTGCCTATAATGGTTATGCTATGGTTGGGTGTGTACTTCGTCTACACGCTTATAAAAGATTAACGGGGAAGTTCCCTACGAGAAGGGGTCTGTTGTCCCCGCCAATTAGCCGCCATGATCGAAAGGTTGTGGCGGTTTTTCTTTAATATGAGTTTGCGGTATTAAAGGTTCCTTTCATATGGGGGTACCTTTTTGGGGGTAGCCTTCGGCGGGTATAGGTACTTGTAAAGGGGTACCCGGGGGTAGCCTTTGGCCCGCTGCGCTGTTGTTTGGAAAAAAGCAAATTAGTGGGAAAATGGTTTTATCTGGCGGAGGGAGGGGTACTGATCCGTGTAGGAGGGTCAGGCAAAAGGGGGGTAGGGGGTTACCGCAGCCAAAGAACAAATCGTGAACAGATAGTAAACCTAGAACAAACCGTGAACAAAACAAGAACATAACGGGAACGAAACGAGAACAGACCATGAACTTACCCATCGTCATCTCCTTGCGTCAACGTCATATGCCGTTACGTAACGTAAACAATGTTACGTGACGTTGCGTAAAGTTTCCCAAAGGTTACGGAAGCTTTCCGCCCTAACGTAACGTGTCGCTACTGTTACGTCATGCCATATTTAGTGGGAGGGGTGCCATCCTTGAGGGGGGCACAAATGGGGGGGGTCTTAGTTTTCTTTTAAGCAATGAGGAGGGGGGCCATTATGGGGGGGGTCTATATATGAACCATCTATTAGGAACCTAGCTTATTCGAATACTAACGTATTCTCATAAGGCGAATTCTCGCCTTTTGGCGGCTCTGTTATGGTGTGGGGTGCCATATAGCTCTAAAACCGATTTAAACGGTCACTGGCGGGTTTTATGGGTTCCAAGCCACCACCATAGCGGACACTGTGCTCAAGGCGGCTCTATGCCCTTCTTTATCGTTCCATTTAGCCTATATTGGCCCCATGCCCCGCGATATCCTTAACTCTGTTAAGCCATAGTGAAACCGAATTCCAATTTGTTTCGATAGCGTAACGAAAAAGGGGCCGATCCAATGGACCGACCCCTTATGTTTTGCCTTAGCCTATTGGCTCAATCGCCTGGGCTTTTACCTGATACGCTAGCAGTCTAAAATCACGCTATCGCGTGTTAAGACATAACGAAGCTTCATGTCTCTTTTATCCGCGACTGATAAAGCGGCGTGAATTATCTCCAATGCATCCCATACCGCCGATTGCGCGAGCGTGTCTTTATCGGCGTAATCTAGGTGTACGCCTTTGACGGCGTTTTTCTTTTTCGCCTCAACATATGACGAAAATTCGTCCGCATCATAGAATTCAAGAGTAGCACCTTGCCCCATGATCCGCCCCTTAATCCAATGTGATTGAAAGACGATAAGGAAGCTTCTCAATGGCGTCTTGGATTGCTTCCTCGATTTTATCTTCCGCCATCTCAACCATTGCGGCTTTGATCGCCTCGCTGATTTTATCCTCTAAACTATCCTGCAGGATAGCAAGCTTGCCTTCCGCCGCGCTTAAATCCTTAGCCATATCCCTTAAATCAGCTTCAAGCGCAAAAATCCTTTGCCATAAGGCGGCTGTCTCTTTCCCGCCTGTTTCATCTTGTTTCGTTTCTTCTAGCGTTCGAATTCGACTATGCATCCGGTCCAATTCGCGATTTAATTCAATCCCGATATCCATTTTATATAACCCTTTCATAACGTTACGTCAAGTTGATTGCCACCATGGCAATCAGTGAGACGCACCCCGAAAGATGCGCCCTAACTGATTGTCACGCAAAACCGGATGTTTTAATTCCATCGCGCGCGAGTTTAAAGGCTTCGCGTCGCGTGACGCGATGATGTGATCGCGCACCAAAGCCTGCCCCACTGTCGCGAAGTGCATCACAAATGTCATTGATTGATGACCGCGCTTTAATCGAAAAATATTTGTCGGATCGGTCAAGCCATTGCAGTGCTGTGCTTAAAAAGTCTTTGCGCGAATCATAAGCGGTCACATGACGAAGGCCACGGCCATGAATGTCAGTTGCTATATAAATCATTTTTTTCCCTTTCCTTTAGGTTAAGTCAATTGCCTTGATAGCAATTGGAGAGGCGCAACCCGTGGAGATTGCGCCCTTGCCAATGGCTACGCGATTGCGCGGGTTTGGGCGTATTGATCCGCCAATTGCCATAAGGCGGAATTAATCCCGACGTCGCGCTCTGGTGACTTAATCCGTCGCATGGTCCGGCGCTCGCCTTCACTATTGCGACCGACAAGCCCGCCCCTAATCAAATGCTCCTGCACCCGATTGAACACACGCCAAAGGTCCGAACCTTGATCTTCCGAACGTCGCATTAAAAGCAAATCCCCGAGATTAACAGGGCAATCATTTGGATCGTCATATCGGATTTTGACCGCCTCATTAGCAAAGGATAATTGATCAACCCAAGGCATATCCAAGCCGCTCCAATTTTCTATGGCCCTTTCCGCCTCGTTAGCATTATCAATCACGCGATAAACCCCGTCTATGATTTTACCCCATGCATCGCCGCGATGCGGCACTGACACTTTCCCGAAACTGCTAGTGCAGACAACTAATCCATTCGCACATGCGAAGCGGTGATAGCCTGTCCATAGGTGCGCGGCAAAACTGCCATCATGGGCGTTAAGCACCAGCAATTCCGGCACCTGCGGCTTATCCGTATGCATCAAATCGGACCGACGGAATTTCACAAGGTGCCGCTGATACCCTTGCTTATCAGAACGACGCACCCGACGTTCGGATGATGAGACGGGCAACATATCGAATTCATCGCGCAATAATTGTGCAATATCACTTGTCTTAATGTGAGCATATGCGGGGGCGCGGCTGAAATGCGGCTCGCTAGCAAGGGCGGATGATGGAAGAGTTTCGAGAGCGTGAATTTCGTTCAACATAATTTTAATCCCTTTATATATGCGAGAGGCGGAATTGCGTCTCGTTTCATCATAGAAAGCTTATTCGGGAACTATGTCAATTACAAAATTCGGGTTATGGCGATTTTGTTTCGTGTCGAGGGCGTCAAATTCTGACATGCCTCAAAATCGCGTTTTAAAGCCCGTAGGCGGGTTTTTCATGTTTTGGCTATGTAGGGTTCAAAAAAATATTCTTGCCCGATTTCCCGTTTTGTTCTCATTGACGATAGGTCACTTGGCACGGCTCTTGCTTTACGCCGAAGGCTAATACTCAAAACGAGCAAATCTCGGCCCCGATTGCTTTACCATACGTTAGCTTGACCTTAATTCGCTTTCGTGCACCTCATGAGAGCGGCGCAATTCGCGCCTTACCATAGGGAAAGGATATTCAATGCAAACGGCACTAACCTTGAAAAGCCGGAACGCCAAAACGGGACCGATTCCCGTTTCGACTACCAGCGAGGCGTCATGTCCGGACGCTTGCCCTTTACGGAATTCCGGATGCTATGCTGAAATAGGCCCGCTTGGCATGTTTTGGCAAAAAGTCACGGAAGGGCGGGCTGGCGCGTCATATGAGGATTTTATCGCGCAAGTGTCCGCCCTTAAAAAAGGGACGTTATGGCGGCACAACCAGAGCGGCGATCTGATAGGTGATCGGGAAACAATATCTTTCCCGCACCTTAAAGCCCTGATAAAGGCGAATTCGGGAAAGCGGGGCTTCACTTACACGCATTACGATCCGATCAAAAACAAGGTTAACCGGAAAGCGATTGCCAAGGCGAATTCCGACGGGTTTACAATTAACCTGTCCGCCAATAATCGGGAACATGCGGATCGGTTAGCGGAAACAAATTGCGGCCCCGTCGTCGTCATCCTACCTTCCGACGTTTCCGGAAACGTGAAACTGAAAACGCCAAAAGGGCGCAAGATTGTCGTATGCCCAGCGACGTATCGGGACGACGTAACATGCAAGTCATGCGGCTTGTGCGCGGTGCGTGATCGGTCGGTGATCGTAGGCTTTCCTGCTCATGGGATTAAGGCGAGGGCCGCTAGTCAAATCGCGGCCTAATCGGATCGGGCTGGTTAATCCCCGCCCTTTTCTGTTAATTAAGATAATTCACGTTTTAAATTGTGGTGTTCTGTTTTTGTTCACGTTTTGTTCTCCAAAACGGGGTTTGTTCACCTTTTGTTCTTTTTTTGTTCTCAAAAACGCGATGTTCTTGTTTTGTTCTTTTTTCACCGTCGCCCGGGAGATCAGGTCACCGTAGGAAAACCGAAAACCCGAAAATCTCAAAAAGGCCAAAGGGCCAAAACGTCACCATGACGCTTCATGATTTAAAATATGAAAGCGCAACCATAACCATAACCGTAACCATAACCTTTTAAAAAACTTGAAAATGTTCACGCGCGAAAAAAAGTTTAAAAAAGTTGAAAAAATGTTGACAGGAAAATTTAAAAATGTTGAGAGTATGTTGTCACATGATTTGGGAGATGAGTGATGATCAGCAAAGACAAACAATATCGCACCCGCGACAAACGTGAAGTTCGTATTTATGCGACGGATGGCGCTTCCAGTGGTCCTATTCACGGAGCAATAAAGGTTGGTGATGGATGGGAAGTTGAAACATGGGGAAACGACGGACGATGGCGTTCTCAATTTGATGATGAAGATAGTCCATTTGACCTCATTGAAGCAAAACCACGCATCAAGCGGACGTATTGGCTGAATTTGTATTCAACAAATTTACAAACAGCTATTTGGGAAACTAAAAATCTAGCAAACAAAATGGCTGATAATAACCGCATCGCTTGCGTGAAGGTCGAGATTGATTGTGCAGAAGGGGAGGGATTGTGATGGATATCCTTGAAGAGTTAAGAGACTTGGACAAAGTATTCTACGAGTATGAGGCGGATAACGGCGCTTTACTTGATAGGGCTGCAAACGAGATTGAGGAGTTACGCAAGCAGCGTAACGAGTTGCGGGACGCGCATGAAACCGTTTCAAAAATTGTTGACGGCATGACGTTGCAATTTGTTGAACGAGGAAAAGAAATTGAGCGACTGCGGGAAGCGTTGAAGAATATTGAAAATTTAGACTGCGGATTTTCTTGCCAATGCGGTGAGGTTGCCCGTGCCGCACTAAAGGGAGATGAGTGATGGAAGACTTTTCAGAAGTTACAGATTTGGAAACTGCTCGGCGCATTTTGATTGGATACGACCAGGCTTTCCGGGAAGGTGCGGAAGTCGCTAATCGGTGGAGGGCTGGGCTGGAAAAGATAGCCCGGTATTTTTCACCCTGTGGGGAGCATGAGAATGACTTCACCTTGCATGAGCTATTGGCAGAGTTAGAATTATTCAAATCTATCGCTCGCGACGCCTTAGGCGAGGGTACGATACACGTTCAACATAAGGCATATGATCCGATGAAATCCGGTCAATCAATCTGAGGAGAGGTAAGATGATTAAAGGCAAATACGTTAAGTGGACAGATGCGAAGCTTGAGAACCTGAAGAAGGAATACCTTTCAGGTGTGGAGGTAAAGGACATCGCCACAAAATACGGTTGCAGTGTCGGTGCTGTCAATCAGCAAATCACGCTGAATGGTTATTCGCGCAAGAGAAATCAAACAATTAACATGGGCAAGCCAATGACAAACGGTAATGAATTTGTGACGAAATCAAAGCAGTACGTAACCAAGAGCGGTTTGGATGTCACGATCTATAGCGACACAGGTGCTGCGCCATATGAAATCCATGGCGCTATCATGGCCCCAAAAGGGGCGGTGCCTTGCGTATGGAACAAAAGTGGTAAGACGGACTTCCCAACGGGTGAGTATGACCTTGTTGAGGTTCGTCAGGTCCATGTGAAGGATATGTGGATTAACGTCTATAAAACCGATGATGGCGGCATTCATTATGGTCTTGGCAACTTGAGCAGGGAAGCCGCTGACGCCGCCGCACGTTTCACAGACCGCATCGCTTGCGTCAAGGTTACGCTGAATTTCATGGAGGGTGATGGGCTATAATCTCCCCATCAATGTGTGATAGGATCAACCCGGCGTGACAGGCCGGGTTTTTCTTTGGAGTACGAGCCATGAAGAAGTACGCAGTTATCCTCTCCAATACGGTGGAGAACGTCTACATCGTGGAGGCAGCTAATTCTAAAGAGGCGGAAATCATGGGGGTAAACCAGAATAATGACCCGGAGAAAGAACCTCAGGCGTTTACGAGGTCTCTGGATATAGCGGTTAATTTACTCCCAGATGACGAAGATGTAGGAGATGATGAAGAAGTTCCTACAGTTTCATACACCGATATGAAGAGGCACTAAAAGAAAGGGGGCGGTATTTTCAAGATACCCGCCCCCCCGCATCAACCGATAGGGAGGGTATCGGGACGCTCCCCATATTATACAAACAACCTTGTAGCCGGGTCAAACGTTAAAAAGGCTTCACCAAGCTTCCCCGCATCAGGCTGATACCTGATCTTCTTTACGTAAATACCCGTGATGAGATCCACCCTTGGATCACCCACCCTTCCCACGATCACACCTATGTCAGCCTTGTTCGCCCAATGAGAGCTGTCCGCTAAGTTGTACAGGCTCAAATCCGCACTATCGACCTGAGAAGCCGCCTTAGTCGGATGGACCACAACGCATACCAAAACATCATATTGATGGGCAAAAGCCTTAAGCTTACGGATAGCCCTCCCAATATACTCTGTTTGTGTCTCATCGTTCCTCTTCCTGTGTTCTATCTCGTTGAAGGGATCAATCAGGACCATCCTGACGCCCTCACGGATCACCGCCACAGCCATCTTATCAATCAGCCAGTCAATGTCGTGTTCCGTATCCGTATCCGCCGACTGAGGGGCTATGAACGTAAAACGATGGTTTACCCATCCCTCCGCCTTCACCCTCGTCTGAGGGTTCGTGAATTTGATGTTCCCCCTGATGTAGGAGGACATGAGGGTATTCGTGACATATGGGACAATCTGCATCTCGAATGACGCGACCGCGATATTCCACCCATGCTGCATCGCCATGTTGGCGGCTAATTGAAGACACCAAGTTGATTTACCATGGCCCGGAAAACCACCCACCACCATAAATGCAGACAGGTATGGGTTAACCAGACCATCCAAACTGCCCCATCCCGTTGAGTACGTCTGTAGCGTAGTCTCTGGCGGGAAATCCGCCATCTTGTATAAACCATCAACCGGGTACGGTTTTGCACCATCAATTAATTCCTTAACCCCATCTATCCCAAGGTTCTCAAGAACCTCGTTCATATCCTTCGCCCCTTCCGGGAAGGTCACGAAAAAGCATCTAACCCTATCAAGGCGGCGAACCAATTCATTCGCTAACCGACGCCCCGGCTCATCCGCATCCGTCGCGATAATGATCTTCCTGACCAAAGACAGGCTATCCCAATCAGAGAGGAGGAACGAGAATTTCGTATCACTCTCTATATCTATGTCCTCAGTGCCCTTAGGAACGTCTATGAGCCGCCCATCCCCATCTCTGGCAGGGGGTGCCCCATCAGGCACAGAAACGACCCACGGGTGCCCCGCTGTGGCTACAGCGAGAGCATCCATCTCCCCCTCAACAATGACCAAGGATTGCGACCCATCATGCAACGCCGGGTCATCTAATACATCCGCGTTCCAAAATTGCTTTCGACCACCCGACCTCTGCCAAAACTTCTTCTGCGGTCCCCTGTACTTGCACCCCACCTCTCCACCACCCCGGATAAAGGGCATAGCGAGGACTTTGCCATCAGGGTCTGGAGTGTACTGCCCATTGTCGTCTTGCCTCACGGTGTAGAGACCCATACGCTCCGCCACCGCCGGGGATATTCCCCTTTTTTCCAGCCACTCCGCGTGTTTCAAACCCAGCATTTAACTCTCCTCCCGTCCAATTGCAGTGGTGGCAACGCCACCCGATACCAGTCTTATCAATCCTCACCGATAAGCTCCTATCGTCCTTATTCTTCCTCGTCGTGCTACAGCGAGGGCATTTCATCTTCTGCGTACCAAGACTCAATGAGCGGATGGTAAAACCATGCTTGGCGGCGACATCTAGCACATTCATAAATAAACCTCCTCATCTGGCATCCAGACACAATACTTCTCCTGTCAGTTCCCCCTCAAGGAAACTTCCTCATAGTTCACCACAATTTTTACCTTGCTATATGTCTAGGAATGAAGAAACGAACAAAAGTAGTATCGCCGCTATAATCATCCACTCCACAAATTGACCAATCACCTTAATCATCCCCATAAAGCCCAGACATAACTTCATACTCAATATGCTTCGCGAACCAGATCCAATCCGCATCCGTCGTGTTCGTCGCGAGCATCGTGATATTCCCATCCTCGTCCTCAAGCAGGAGTAAAGCACACTTCGCCGCTTTCACCGCGTCATTATCCAAAGACTTGGTAAGGAATTCCGGGACGGGCGGGTTCTCCGCCGCCTCCTCTTCAACCTTCTGCTTTTTACGGGTCTCAAATGCGATTAACTCAGCCATCTTGCGCTCCTGAACCTTAGGTTGATCAGGACGGACTATAGCAGAAACTCTGTTACACATCATTGACTCCTTGCTTCCCGCATCACTTTTTTCCCATATTGGGAACAATGCAACCCAGCGTTTATTCCTGAGTTATAAAGCGTTATACCGACACAATTTTCGCCTCCAATGGCTATCGCTTTTTCTAAATATCTCACACCAGCCTCTATCTCGTCTTCGCAGGAGAGGAAGGGCCAAGGCATCCCGACCTCTTTTGCGGTACTTCGGCTAACCTGCATGATGCCCCTATGGGGTCCATCTTTCAGGCCGCATGTCTTGTTACTTTCAACCTTCGCCACCGCTTTCACAATTTCCGGTGAGATATTATGTTTGTGAGCCGCCTGAGTTAACATCCCCTCTACGTCACTGGCGTATACGTCACTGACACATAGGGCTGAAAATGTTAAAACTGCATATAGTATCCATACCTTCATTTACTTTCTCCAAGTACATTTCGGGACGTTTACAATATCATACCTTGCCCTCCTTGGCTTCCTTTGTGTCTGCCTTGAAACGTTGATACATATACCCGGCGAAATCCCCCGCGATCTCGTTAGTGGCCCAGCGGAACCCGCATGATAGGCATTTCCGTCTTCTCCTGACGGAATTCGGTATTGTTTTACTTTTCCGGGTATCAGTTACGGCACTCTCGCACCCGCAAGCTTCGCACATCATCATTTCTCATCTCCCTTTAGTGCGGCACGGGCAACTTCATCTACATAACCAAGAGCAAATCCCTCACTTTTGCCGCCGTTGCCATAATTCTCAATTGCAACTCGGATAAGGTTCAACGCTTCCCGCAACCGACTGCGTTCTTCACGCAGTTTCTCAATCTCGTCCATTGCATCTTGCAAAACTGCACGGTCTATATCTTGCTTCATTAAATCTCGTAGTTCTTCCAACCGTTCAACAATA